GTGTAAACGGTTTGAGGGCTTTCGCTCCAAGCCGTATCTTTGCCCTGCTAACGTAGCCACGATCGGTTTTGGAAGCACCTACTACGCCAATGGAACAAGGGTCACGCTCCAAGACCCGCCAATGAGTCAGGAAGAGGCTCACGTCCTTTTGATGATTGAGCTTGAGCATACGTATCTGCCCGGTGTTCTGCGTAACTGCCCCATTCTTGCCACTGATGAAAAGAAGTGCAACGCCATCGTGGATTTTGCTTTTAATTTGGGCACTGGACGCTTGCAAACATCTACGTTAAAGAGGAAAATCAATGCCAATGATTGGGAAGGCGCAAAAGAACAACTGATGCTCTGGACTAAAGGTGGCGGTAAGGTACTGCCGGGACTGTTAAAACGCCGTAAGGCTGAGTGCGCACTACTGGATTAACCGATGCCATTATCTAAGATTCTATTTAAGCCGGGCGTCAATAAAGAAAACACCCGCTACACCACCGAGGGAGGCTGGTTTGACGCCGACAAGGTACGCTTTCGTCAGGGTAATCCCGAAGTAATTGGTGGCTGGCAACCTTTTTCTGCTGCTACGTTTCAAGGTGTATGTCGTTCATTGTGGAACTGGGTAACGCTTGGTGGCAATAATTTAGTTGGTGTTGGCACAAACCTCAAGTTCTATATTAACCAAGGCGGTCTTTATTACGACATTACGCCTATCCGCGCAACAAGCACAATTAATAACAACCCGTTTGTCTTAACCGCTTCAACAACCGTTACTGTGACAGATACAAATCATGGCGCGTTGACAGGAGATTTTGTAACTTTTAGCGGTGCTGTAGCTATTGGAAGTGGTGGCACAAACGTTACGGCTACAGTGCTTAACCAAGAGTTTCAAGTTACTGTATTGACAGCTAACACGTACACGATTGTAATTTCTGTGACGCCAAATGCTACGGCTATTGCCGGTTCCCCCGGCGGCGGTGCTTCTGTTGTAGCTACATATCAAATTGGTGTTGGCCCTGCGATTCCTGTCCCGCTTCTTGGTTGGGGCGCTGGTACTTGGGGTGAGTCGGGTACAACATGGGGTAATGGCGGAACATCTATATCAGCCCTACGTTTGTGGAACCAAATTAACTACGGTCAAGATTTAGTGTACGGCCCCCGCACAGGCGGTATTTATTATTGGGAAGCAAACAACACTGTTACTACCCGTGGTGTATTACTTAATACACTTGGCGGTAATGTATCTTTTACCAACGCTTCCCCTACAGTAGTTACAGCTACAGAGGCTTACACAGAAGGTGCGGCGCTTCAGTTTGCTGCTACTACATTTTTACCTATAAACGTTTCCGCCGCTACAACATATTACGCATATAACGTAAATGGCTTAACTTTTAATTTACTTGACGCAGCGGGGGCAGAAGTTAATACAGCTTCCACAGGTACAGGTGTGTATATTTCTTTAATTGTGGATGTACCAACAGTACAAAATAATCTTACAGTATCAGATACTTCACGTTTTGTAATTACGTTTGGTAGTAATGATTACGGTTCAAACGTGCTTGACCCTATGTTAATTCGTTGGTCAGCGCAAGACAGTATTTACAATTGGACGCCGAACATTACAAACCAAGCGGGTAGCATTCGGGTATCTCATGGCTCTGAGATTATTGCCACGGTTCAAACCCGGCAAGAAATTGTAGTGTTTACTGACTCAGCTATATATTCACTTCAATACCTTGGTCCTCCTTACGTCTGGGTTCCGCAACTTCTTGGCGACAACATCTCTATCATGAGTCCTAACGCGGCTGTGATTGCTTCAGGCGTTGTGTACTGGATGGGCGTGGATAAATTTTACGTCTACGATGGTCGTGTTAACACGTTACCTTGCGATTTACGCCGCCACGTATTTCAAGATTTAAACCAAGATCAATCACTACAAGTGTTTGCTGGAACAAGCGAAGGCTTCAATGAGATCTGGTGGTTCTACTGCTCGGCTAATAGTACTGCAGTGGACAGATACGTTATTTACAACTATCTTGAAAAAATCTGGTACTACGGCACTATGTCACGTACAGCGTGGTTGGATTCTGGTTTGCAAACTGTTCCTATTGCAGCAAACTACGTTACTGCTACGCTCACGGGTAACTTGATTAACCATGAGACAGGGTTGAACGACAATACAACCGGCACTGCTGTTGCAATTGATGCTTATATTGGATCGTCTGAGTTTGACATTGGTGATGGTCATAACTTTGGTTTTGTGTGGCGTGTCTTACCTGACTTGACTTTTGGAAATGCTACTAACACCCCTACTGCCGTTCCTCCACAGGTAACCATGACACTGTACGGTCTAACTAATTCTGGCTCCGGAACTACAAGTAGCGCTGATGGTACTGTTGTAAAGGGTAGTACGTATGTCATTACCGAAGAGTTTACGGGGCAGATCTTTACCCGTATGCGTGGTCGTCAGATGATTTTTAAAATTGGCTCTAATCAAATTAATACGACATGGCAACTAGGCTCGCCCCGTATTGACATCCGTGCTGATGGTAGGAGATAACTTGTGGCTGAACTAAGCGCAACTCCCCCAAGCCTACCGTTGCCCCCTGACGAGTACGAGAGCCGTTACTTTAGTCAACTAAACAACATTCTGCGTCTGTACTTTAATCAGTTAAACAACCCCGGTGATATGGGCGGGGCAACGCTAAATTTAAATTTAAACACGCTGCCAACTGATGCCGACTTTGCTAATTTAAGGTTAGGTGATGTTTACAGAGATACACAAGACGGCGTACAAGATGGTAGCCAAATGCTTCGCATAAAGACCTCAACGTGATATTATTAACTAGCCTTAACTAAAGTAACGCCATGGACATTGAAGCTATTAGTAATAACCCTAAGTACAAGAAAATTGATCTTGACTATGTAGAGTTTGTCGAAGTAGACGACATATGGGTCCGCGCCTATACGATTCCAAAGTCTAAGACTGTTTTATCTCAGCATGTTCATACTCACCCACATGTGACGTTGATATCGCATGGTGCTGTGGAAGTTTGGCAAGATGATGAGACTATGGGGCGGTTTGATGCCCCTGCTGTTATCACGATTCCTGCGGGCAAGAAGCACGCATTCATGGCGCTGACAGATGATGTGGCGTTGTGCTGTTTACATAACCTTCGCGGCACGGGTTTAGAGTCGCCAGAAATTAAGGAGTTTTAATATGCCATTTATGTTTGCCGCTTTTGAAGCCGCTGCTGTTGCTGAAGCCGCTGCTATTGCTGAAGCCGCTGCTATTGCTGAAGCCGCTGCTGTTGCTGAAGCCGCTGCTGTTGCTGAAGCCGCACAAGTTGCGGAGGCTGCTCAAGCCGCCCAAGCTGCGCAGGCTGCTCAAGCCGCCCAAGCTGCTCAAACCACTACAGCTGGCATTATGGAGGTTGGTGGGGCTACCGCAAATCCTTTGACTCTTACACCAGAAGCAGTTCAAAACGCTGCTATGAATTCTGGCGTGCCGCCACCCGCGCCACCCGCGCCACAGTTTGTTAACAATCCGCAAGGAATACCAGCTAATGTTACTACTTCTCCTGTAGCTAACTTTCAACCAACACCCGGTTTTGAAGGCATTACTTCTGGCCCTCAAGGCGCTGACCCTAACTTTTTTAATCAATCCGCTACTGTAGCTCCCGGTCCAGGCCCATTACCTAACCCACAGTATCAATTAAACGCTCCTACTGGCGGACAAAGTATGCGTCTCGGCTCTAGCCTAGAAAGTAGTTTAACTGCCCCCCAAATGACTTCTGTTTTACAGCCTCCTTCAGGGCTTGAGGCTGGATTTGATAAAGCTTTAAAGTTTGCTGAAAAGAATCCTTTTACTGCAATGACAGGCGCATACATGGGCGCTAGTGCTCTTGGTCTTTTGAATCCTTCTGGCGCTACGTTTAACAATACGCCTTACGATGGCCCTCTGTCAAAATACAAACTGTCGCCTAATTTTCAAGCAGGTAATGCTAACCCTGCAAACTTTCAATATGATCCGTCTATAAATAGACGCTACGCTGGTGGCGGTATCTTAGATGCTATGGGTGGTAGTGGCAGTGGCGGTATTTCCGCTAATGGAAATATAGATTTGCATATTCCAATTGGGTTTGGCAATAACAATAACAACGCTGGCGGCTATCAAAGTGTGGGGGCTAGCAACATGAGTCCTAGCGCAACTAATAATTTTGCCCCTCAACAGATGCTTGGAACTAACAATAACATCGATGTAGGCGGTAATGAAAGTATACCTAGCTATGCTAGGGGCGGCAGTCTTTCTGACTCTATTGAGAGCTATCAAAAGATGTTAGGTGGTCAGCCACAAGCAGCTCCTACAAAATCTCCTGACGTAGGTATCTACTACGACCAAGACCCTGATACCCGCTATCAAGATGCGTTAACTGCCGCACAGATTCGTCAAGCCAAAGTTAACAAACGCGCTAATATGCAGCTGCCCGGACCTAAGCGTCCTACGCCTATGGGACAGTTAAACTTAAAACCTATTGGCTCGGCTGCCACTGCTTCCGAATCAAGTCTTGATCCTGAAACAGCTAAGCACGGCGGCATCATGCACTCTAGCTTGGGTGGTTATGCTGCTGGCGGAAACCCACGACTACTCAAAGGCCCTGGTGACGGTATGTCGGACAACATTCCTGCAACTATTAACGGACGCCAACCTGCTCGACTTGCAGATGGCGAGTTTGTAATCCCAGCTGATGTGGTGTCACATCTGGGCAACGGCTCTACGGAAGCTGGCGCTAAACAACTTCATGCAATGATGAACAAGGTACGCAGTGCGCGTACTGGTAACTCTAAACAGGGCAAACAGATTAAACCGCAAAAATACATGCCTAAATGAACAACGAAGGCAAATTAGAGTGGTTTGGGGGCAATCAAGATGCGCTGAATGCGTTTCGCATGTTTGTAGATTTATCGCATTTATGGGACGACCTTGTTGACAAAGACAAAGAAGCTACTGAAGACGAAATCAATAACGCGTTTTTAATCTGCTTAGTTTATTTGCCGGCTAACCCGTTCTATCGTAGTATTCAAGAGCAGATTTTGCCGATGTGGTTGACTGTTGTTTCTGCCTATCAAACGGCTAATAAATTTGAGCGTGAAAAAGACGCACACGGAATTGAGATAGCGCACGGCCTTAGGTATGCGGCAGGGAATATTGTGGCTTACATGGTGTATGTTTGTGTAGGCCCCGAGAAAGCAAAAGAGTTTCTTCCAGACATGTGGAAAAACATATTTTTTGAACGGTACGACGATTACCGCAAGGAGCATTTAGATGTTGATTCCAAGTAAATTTAATGGCTATCAAAAAGACGGTACTCGGCTACTTCATATTAGTATGGGTGGCGGCGGAGGCGGTCCAACTCAAACTACATCGACTGTAACGAATTCAAACATCCCCGACTATGCAAAAGGGTATGTTGAGAACATGCTTGGCACAACTCAAGAACAGTTGTTTCAAGGAACTCGCGGCCCAGATGTAACAAATCCAGAAACAGGTGAAGTTACACAAGGCATATTTAATATAGAAGGATTTAAACCATATCAAGCATATGGCGGTACATACGATCAAAACAAAACACTAGCTGACGGAAAGCCTAATCCTAATTATGGCAAAGAACTTTCATATGATCCAACCAAAGGCATTGCTGGATTTACTCCTGACCAATTAGCAACGCAGCAAGGCATCATGGGACTGCAAGTTCCCGCAGAGTTTCGCACTGCTGGTATGGGGATGCAGAGCGTATACGACGACATGAAGACAAATGCGTATACAGCCCCTACAAACTTAGGCTATACCGCAGAAGACGCAACTGCAGCAACTGCTGGAACATCACAAAACGCTGTAGGTAGCGGCTATACATCATCCAGTGCAGGGAGTCAGGGCTACACCAGCAGAGATGCTACTAGCCAAGGTTATACATCTTCCGACGCCGCTGCTATTAAAGCTGAAGCAGCTAGATTAGGTGTTGCGCCTGAAGCTATTGCTTCGCAGTTTAAAGGCCCGCAAGATATAGCTAGCACTAATGTAAGTTCTGGTTCTCCATTAACTGCATTTCAAATGCAAGCAGCGCAATCTAACTATGCGCCTGGTTTAAGTCAGTATAGTATGGGCGCTGCGCCTACTGTAGCAACAAAAAGTTTTACAGATAGGAGTACTGCAGAGTCGTACATGTCTCCGTACATGCAGCGAGTTGTTGATGCTCAGCAACAAGAAGCGCAACGCGAATCGGATATTGCAGGTCAAGCGCAACAAGCACAAGCCGCGCGTTCCGGTGCGTTTGGTGGTAGTCGTGACTCAATCATGCGTGCTGAAGCTGCCCGTAATTTAGCTACGCAAAAAGGCAATATTCAAGCTCAAGGATTGCAAAGCGCTTTCCAACAAGCCCAACAGCAATTTAATGCAGAGCAAGGTATTGGCCTGCAAGGTCAGGTTGCTAACCAGCAAGCTGGTTTAACGGTTGGTCAACAGAATCTTGGCGCACAACTTGGTATTCAGCAGTTAGGTACGCAAACAGGCACGCAGATTGCCCTTGCTAATTTATCTAATACACAACAAGCAGCGGTGCAGAATCAAGCAGCAAGCTTACAAGCGCAAGGCATGACTTCAGCTCAAGCATTGCAAGCAGCATTGGCTAATCAGTCATCTGGATTGCAAGCAGCTCAAGCTAATCAAGGCATGGCATTTAATACTGCGGCACAAAATGCACAGTTGGCTCAACAAACTGCTTTGGCTAATCAGTCAATGAAAGGTCAATACGGACTTACGCAAGGTCAGCTTGATCAAGCTGCAAACATGCAAACTTCTTCGCAAGCGCAAAACGCAGCGTTGGCAAATGCAGCGGCAAAAAGTGCGGCGTCACAGTTTGGGGCTGGAGCAGCTAATCAAGCTCAACTTGCAAACGCAGCGGCATTTAATCAAGCAGGACAGTTTGGAGCTAACGCAGCCAACACAGCCGCATTGCAAAATGCAGCGGCAGCCAGTCAAGCATCACAATTTGGGGCAGCGGCTGGTAATCAGGCATCTCTTGCTAATCAATCAGCATCTAACCAGATGGCGCAGTACAACGCTGGGCTTGGTCAACAAACTGCCCTTGCTAATCAAGCTGCAGCTAATCAAGCCGCTCAATTTGGTGCGGGTCAAAATCTTACTTCAGCGCAAACAGAAGCTCAATATGACTTAGCAGGAAATGCTCTTCAGCTCCAAGCAGCTAATCAGTACGCTGGGTTAGGACAACAACAACTTGCAGCGCAGCAAGGCATTCTTGGTATGCAAAGTACAGTTGGTGCTCAGCAGCAGGCGTTAGATCAAGCAGCTAAGAATCAAGCCGTTCAAGATTACGCTAACGCACAGCAGTACCCCCTTATGCAGTTGGGCACAATGTCTAACATGCTCCGTGGCCTGCCAATGCAAGCGTCTACAACTAATCAATACGCTGCGTCGCCTAACCCACTGTCTCAAGCAGTTGGAACGATTGGTGCTGGCGCGTCTATCTATAACGCTACAAAACCTGGTGGCGCTGCGGGCGGCCTCCCTAGTGAGTTTAAATACGCAAAGGGCGGTATAGCTTCTGTCCCTAGCTACGACATGGGTGGTGAAGTTGAAGAACAACTTGAGAGCATGGACGAGAAAGGGTTACAGGCTCAAGCTAGAGAATCTTCTAGCCCATCTATTCGTAGAATAGCTCAGCGTTTGCTTCGTGAGCGTCAGATGGGTAAGCCGTCACAAGGCACAGGTCCCATGGGCGTTCAGTATCAAGCTGCTCAACCTCAGATGCCTGCTATGCGTAGTGGTGGCATTATTGCTTTTGCTGCTGGTGATCGCGTATATGGTGGCCCTTCTACGGAAAATGACCCCCAAAATGAAGAAGATGCTAGGATTGGCATGCAACAGCGTCTTGATCAACCCGCTCCAACTACGGGCGGTATCATGGGCGCAACTGCTCTTCCTGCAACGCCTATTCCCGCAGGCCCTTCACCTGATGTTGTTAAAGAAGCTACTCGTCAACGTGATATTTATTCGGCTCAAGCAGCTAGACCAACTTCAGAGTTGTTAAAAGATATTCAAGCTGAGCGTGAAGTTTTGGGTGTTGGTGAAAATAAAGCGCGTGATGAGTTACGTTCGCAACAGATGGCTGAGCGCGCTAACATGAAAGATGAACAAGAGCGTCAACGCTATATGCGCTTGGCTGAGTTCTTTGCTTCATGGGGGTCAACTCCTGGCCCAGTACTTGTCGCTGGTATGAGCGCGTTAAAGCAAGCAATACCTGGAATTATCACTGACGAAAAAGATGCTAAAAAAGCTCGTAGAGAAGCCGACAAGATTATTTACGATATTGATGAAGCAACTCGTCTTGAGAAGCTTGGCATGATTGATAAAGCTACAGCGCTTAAAGAAAAAGCTGCGGGTCACGCTCAAGACTTTAATAAACAACTACTTACATTCCAGTCTCAACGCGAAAGCGACAAGAGAGCGCTTGAACAAACAACTATGACTACAGAAGCGCAAAGAGACGTAGCTAATATAAATGCTAAATCTCAAAGTGGCTACAACGCACAACGTGCCAAAGAAGCGGAGTATCGCAACATTGAAGTATCTTTGAACGCCGCTCTTAGACAAAAAGCGGATATTGAAAAAGATATTGAAGCAACAAGAAGTAGGCCGCCAAAAGGTTCTCCTCTTGCTAAAGCCATGGATACAGCCAATTTATACAACAGTTTACTTTCAAAGAGTGGTGACGATCCGTCTAAACTGGACGCTATTACTAGAAAAAATGGAGAACAAGCGTTAGTAACTATTAAGAAATTTGAAGATAACTCAAAACGACGTTTACAAGATGCTGAAGATCGAGTTAAAACGTTTGAAAATCTATTTGATACTGCCGGTCGTGGTTCTAAATCTGGGGCAAAATCTTCTGCGGCTAAAGATGATCCGTTTGAAATCAACGACATATTAAAACAAGAGCCACCTGCTTCAGCTGCGTCAGCAAATGCTCCTACAGGTGGGACTACAAAATTAGCAAACAAGCCTACTAAAACAACCGCAGAAGTGCCGACCAATTCACTAGCGTCTAACCCTTACCGTGAAATAGGACGAGGTAGAACAGGTGTTGATCAAGGCGCGCTTCAAAGAGATTTACAGGAATATAATGAGCTAAAAGATAGCAAATTATCAGTAGCGGCAGGCCGTAGGTTATACTTAGAGAAGAAACTCCGTGCTGCTGGTGCCCTAGAAGATTAAAGGCTTCGTCATGAATATCGAAGAATTTCGCCAGAAGTTTCCTCAATACAACGAGTATGACGATACCCAACTTGCAAACGCACTCTATAAAAAACACTACGCAGATAAACTAGAGTTTGGTGAGTTTGCTCAAAGGATTGGGTACGTTGCGCCCGAAGCGGTAGCTCCTAAAACGCCCGTTGCATCGCCTCCTAGTGAGTCATTTCCGTTACTTCGTCAAGCTGCTGACGTCCCACTTAAAGTTGGCGCTGGTGTAGTCACTGGTGTGCGCATGATTGCCGATGCGTTTGGTGCAGATACAGGCGTAGGTCAAAGTCTGCGTGGCGTAGAAAACTATATTGCTGATCTATACAGCGCGCAGTCTAAGAAAGACAGCCAAGAGATTGGCCGCATCATGAAAGAGGCTGAAGACAAGGGCGCGCTTGATCAAGTGCTGGCTGGTGTTAAAGCTTTTTCTGTTGCTCCAGTTGACATGCTGTCAAATGCTTTAGGCACTGCAGCGCCTGCAATTGCTGCGGGTTTAGCTACTACGTTAGGTGGTGCGCCCGCACTAGCAGCAACGGCTGCAAGACTTGGTGTCGGTGCAATAATGGGTTCAGGGACAGTTAAGGGCGCTATCTATGACGCAACCAAGGACGCCTTAAAAGAAAACACTAATCTTTCTGACAAAGAAATTGAAGTTCGTGCTGTTGCTGCCCAAGAGTATGGCGGGCAAAATTTAGATCAGATTTTGATAGGCGCGGGTCTAGGCGCGTTTGGTTCTGCAACGGCTGTTGAGCCAATGCTTGCGCGTCAATTAGCTAGAGGCATAGCATCTAAAGAATCTGTTAAAGTAGCTATTAAAGAAGCCTCCAAAAAAGAAACTGCCACTGCCGCTGAACGTGGCATGATTAAACAAGGCGCTATCACAGGTGGTAAGGAGTTTGCTACTGAATTTCCTCAAGGCGCTCAAGAACAATTGGCGCAAAATATTGCACTGCAACGTGAGGGCTTTGATGTTCCTACGATGCGCGGCGTGGTTGGTCAAGGTACGTTAGAGGGTGTTGCTGGTCTAGGCTTGGGCGCAGTTACAGGAGGCCGAGAAGCAGCCGCAGCTACGCGTGAACTTGCTGGTGAAAAAATATCGGGGCAAACTGGAGAACAACAGAAGACAAGTGACGAAGCGTTAAAAGATGCGTTCACACCCGCAAAAGATTTAGCGCTTAAAGCCGGAAAAGGTTTTAGTCAAGAAGCTGCTGATCTGCTTATGCCCGCTTCAACTGCGGCGGGGCAAGCATTAGTTGAAGGTGTAACTCGCCCTGACATTACTGATATTCCTCCTCCTGCCGACGAAACTAAAACTAAAACTAAAAAAGCCGAACGTGTCAAACCAGAGGACGTAACGCCTGAGACTATTCAGAAAGCACAGGACTACGTTGCAAAAATTGAAGCTGGAGAGAAACCAACTCAAATTGAAGTTAATTCACTTGCAAAAGAATTGGGTGTCAAACTACCGTTTGAAATTAAATCTAACGTAGCTAAGTTAAATATTATTAAACAACACCTTGCAGAACAAGGAGCACTAAATGTTGCAGGAACTAACATCAACACAGGTAGAGCAGGCGCTGGAGTGGCTACACTCACCGACCAAAATCAGACCACCGCAGGAGCTGTTGGATCTGAATCCCGTGGAGTGGTATCTACTGGAACAAATGCTGGGCCAGATTTGGATAGAACAAAGCAGCAGCCCTTTACATTAAATGCTGGAGCACAAAGCGTAATTATTAGCAATCTTGATCAAGGCGCAACTGTTGATCAAGTTCGTTCGTTGTTTCCCGCTACAGGTGAATTAGCTAATGAAGTCTTTACGTTTGCGGCTACATACAATCTTGCTTCTGAAAAACTTAAGACAGGTAGTTCACCAGAAGAAGTACTAGCTGTGTTTGGAAACGAACCAGCTACGCTTGCAGCTATTAATAAATTCTCACCTCAAGGAACCACAAGTGGCACTACGACCCCTGAAGCCAAGCAAACAACGGCGCAAGGACAAACGAAACCAGCAGCCGGAACAGTAAGCCTTGGCGATATATCACCAGAACTTCAAGACCAAGTTTTAACTCGTCAAAATGATATTTACGACATGGAGTCTGAAGGCGCAAACCAAGCCAAGATTGCAGCCGCTTATAAAGGTCTTAACATCTTAGAAGAAAGTCTTGGGCTAGAGATAACCAAACCTTCTACGCTTAGCGCTAAGAAAGACACTAGATTTGTTGACGCCGCAAAAAGAATTACTGGTGAAGGCAAGCAAGTTGGCGCAGTTGAGCAGAATCTTACCCCTGCATATGAGGGTCAAGATTTAGAAGGGGCTATGAAGCTTGGCGAAAAGTACGAGAGTGAAGCTGAAGCAGAGCGTGATCGCGCATATAAAGAATCTCTTGGTAAAGGTGAAGCTACATACCGTGCTGAGCAAGATCGAAAACTATCAGAAGATGAAAAAGCTCTTGGGTTAGAGCCAACAAAATCTGGTTCTATTTCTCAAGAAAACCGAGACAACTACGACAAAGCTCGGGAAGAGTTTCCTGATTTACCGGAATGGCGCAAATTAGATTCAGTAGACAAAGACGTTTACTTTGAGAATATTCGCTATGGCAACATGCAAGAGCATCGTCAAGCCGCGCAGGCATTAATTACCTATCTAAAAGAAACAGGTGGTCGTGACAAAGGTTACGGGCAAGGTACTACAAATGCTGGCGACCAGCGAGCCATTAAAAACTACGAAGACAATCGAGCTACTTCTTCTAAGTTGTTTAATGTTCAATTCCCTCGTTGGGGCGATTTGTCGGAAACAGCTAAAGATATATTCCTTGGTGAGTTAGGCAAAGGCACGGGGCGCACAATGAATCTTGCTGGCGCACAGCAAGACGTAGCGTTTGCAAAAGTTGGTGAAGCGCTAAAGATAGAACAAAGCGATGCGTCTAGCGTACAGAAACAAAGAGAACTTGACAACATTAAAAAGCGTCAAGAAGAAGTCCAAAAAGAAGCTGAAAAAAATAAAGCCGAGCTTGATAAGTTGCGCTCTGATTTTAATCGTCTTGTAGCATCTGGCGTGCCCGGCACGTATCTGCCTAGCAACATAATTCAAATGGTCAGGGGCAATGATTTGCCAGGTGTTTTGCAGTACTTAAGAGATAAGTACGAGACACATTCTGCAAAAGACAAAATATTTAAAGCAGTTGCGCAAGCGTTATTTCAAATGAAGTTGAATACAAAGATTCGGTATGCCGATTCTTTGTCTAATGGAGACTTAGCGCAGTACGACCCTGTTTCAGATACTATTTTTGTTACGGCGCAAGGCATGACTGCTTCTACCGTACTGCATGAAATTGTTCACGCTGCAACGGCTAAGATTGTTAACCTATATACAACTGGTCAATTTAAATTATTGACTGAAGCGCAGATCCGGGCCGTTGAGCATCTTAATGATTTGATGTATGAAACCGCTGGAAGACTTGCGGCTAGACATCCTGAAGCTTATGAAGTTGTAGGCAAAGACTCTGAAGGTAATCCTCGCTATAGCTTGATGGAGTTTTTAGCCTATGCGTTAACTAAAGATACGATGCAGATTGATTTGGCTACGCTTCAGCCTAAAAAATCAAATGCAATAGAGAGACTGTTGCTGCCTAAAGGGTCGGTAGTTACAAACCTCCCAGAATCAAAAAGTATGTGGTCTGAGTTTGGTCGAACTATTGCAGAAATTATTGGGCTAAGCAAGGTTTACTTCCGCAAAAATAAAGTACGTGAAGACGCGCCATACAACTACTTGCTAGAGATTGCTTCGTCATTTAATGAGATTCTTGCCAAGCCTACAGAGCCAATCTTCTTGAGTCGTCTTTCTGCAAAAGTTGCTACAGATAAGGTAGAGCCAAGGGGATTAGACCCTGACGCAAAAGAAACCGCATTAAGCGAAAAAGAAAACCCGACTAGGCGGTCAAAGACTCTTTATAAAACAGTTACTACTCGCCAAGGTTGGAGAACGATTGCTAAAAACGTTCAAGACAGAGGGTACTTCTCACGCAGTTTATTTATTAAACAAGACAGGGCTGGAAACATTGAACGTGATAAAACCAAAGGTGCTGACAACTGGGATGAAGAAAATAATTTATCTGTTGGCAAAGCCAAAAATTATGTAACTGCAGAGCTTCAAAAACCAATGGATGACTTGCGCACTACGTTTCAAGCATATTTAAAAGCGTCTGGTTACAAGTTTGAACAGGCTATGAATCTGCTACAACAAATTTCAGAGATGCGGCATGAGCCAGAACGTCGCCACGTCAACTGGGTGCTTGGCGTACCTCTGAGTACAAAACAAGATTTGATGCACAACGGCAAACCAATTAGTGCGGCGCAGCGTCGTATTGATATATTAGGTGATCCGCGCACAGGCAAAGAAGGCCTTATCCACAAAGTAGAATTGACTAAAGCGCAACAAACAGCGCTATTTCAAGAGTTAGAAATACTTGCTAAAGCGCCAAAAGATGGTGGTCATGCAGACCCGCTTGGCGACACGCCTCGCGCTGAAAGCTACGAGAAGATTAAAAAGAAGTACGATGAACAAGGCTCTAAAGCAATAGGATATTCTATTGATGAAAACAACTACATACACAACGCATTAGGCTTAGAAAAGGTCGACATTGATAAGCGTTTAGAAGACTACAAAAACATTCCTGTTGAGCAGCGTGAGTTAATTGAGCAAATGTTTGCTCAAGCTAAAATTATTAGCGATGCCACAATGAAGATGGACAAGATTGGGAACTACTGGTCAACTCCTGTGTCTAATCTTGTAGGCATGTACAACTATCAAAGTTACATGCCGTTCAAAGGTATCTCTAAAACACTTATAGATGACATGAGTGACTTAAACAGCGAAGTAAATGGCGCTGAGATGCAAGACACGCCTCATGCCGCAGATGGTCGCTTTACCCCTGCTGACAATCCTTTTCTGCGGTTACTTAACGACGCCTATCGTTCAGCAGCGCGAGCTGGTAGAAAAGACTATACGTTGGCAATTAGGAACGCGGTTTTAAAAGGTTTAATACCGGGTGAGATAGTAGACACAATTGAATTTGCGCAACGCAACATAGCAAACTTGGCTAAATATAAAGGCGCTAATAGCACATACCTTTTTCATTACAACGAAAATGGCTCAATTGACATCATCAAGATCAATGATTTAAACGTCTTGCGTGCGTTGCGTTATTCATTTCGTGATGCAAGCCCAATGCTTGAGATGGCTAACGCTGTAACTGGTTTCTTTGGTGCGCAGCACACTCGGTTTAACTATAACTTTGCACCGCTTAACTTTGTGCGTGACGCATTGACCAACGCTTGGAACATTGGCGCTAGTCGTCAACTTGGCCCAGCCAAAGCGCTTTCATATATTGCTAACATATCTACTCAGGTTGCAAAAAACGGTTTGGGTAAAGCAATGGAAGTTGCGCTCTTGCATGAGAAAGGCGATCCAGCAAGCATGCGTATTTTGGAGCAACGAGCAAAAAACGATCCATATACACGTGATTTGTTAGAGTACATACGCGTTGGTGGTAAGACTGTGTACATGGAAGGTTTTTCTTTAAGTTCAAACCTTCAGGCGCTAAATAAAGGATTAAATCAGTCGCGCATTGTTGCTACTTATGAAGGCTTTACACGCCTAATTGATAGCTGGAACAACATGTTTGAATTTAGCAGTCGCGCTGTAGCCTATAGCATGTACAAAAAAGTAGCGCTAGAAAAAAATATTGCTAACGGTATGTCTAATAAACGTGGCCCTGAAGAACAAATGTCTCCTGCAGAAGAAGCTGCAGCGACGGAAGCCGCAGCGTTTGTTAAAAACCTTGCTAACTTTGAAAAAGTTGGTGAGTATGGTCGTGAGCTTGGCGCGGCATACATGTTTATCCGTCCATCCGCTACTGGCGCGGTGCGCGCCATTGAAGCTGTTCTCCCTGCATTCACTACTGAAGCGCAAGAGCGCGCAGATATGCCGCCACAAATTGCCAAAGATGAGGCAGCGGCGGAAAGGTACATGGAGAGCTTTAGACAAGACCGTAAAAACGCGCAGCGCATGATCACTGCTTTGATTGGCGGCGGCATGTTCCTGTGGACAATGTCTATGTTAATGTCACCTGACGATGAGTGGGAACGTAACTCTACTAGAAGTGACAACATGCAACAGTGGACCAGGTTTGCTAGGTTTCACATCCCTAATGAAGTTTCTGAGCAATTAGGTTTGGGTAAAGACGTTGTATTCCAAATTCCTTGGGGTTTTGGTCTTGGCGCTTTTGCTTCCATTGGGGCACAAATCTGCGGTATAGGGTTTGGCAACACAACGTTTCAAGAAGGTATGGGCAACATCGTGTCTAGCATTCTTGCTGACTCGTTCTTACCGCTGCCTATCTCTAAGATTGAAGTAACAGAGTCTCCAATGAAATGGGCGGTTGACTCCATCATGCCTACTGTGTTCCGTCCTGTTGTTGAATATTTAATGAATACAAATGGCGTGGGGCAAGCCATCAACAGTGCAACTACCCGTCGTCTTGGCGAAGCGTTTACTGGCGGTGATCGTATTCCAGAGGTGTACAAAACACTTTCAAAAGATATGTACCGCCAAAGTCTTGGTGCAATCGACATGAGTCCTAACACGCTGTATTTCTTCACGAACAGTTATTTAGACGGCATATCTAAAATGTTCTTGGAACTGCCATACAGTCTTACCGATCTTGCTCAAGGTGAAAAAACGTTTAATCCCAAGACAGACGTACCATTGTTTGGCTCATTCTTTGGCGCTAAGACCAACGTTGATTCACGAGAGTATGGCAAAATGGAAGTCAAGATTAAAGAAATGAGCCAACGGCTTACTACTCTGGAAGCTGACAGTCCTGAGCTATATGCTGAGTACATCAGCAAAAATCCGCTTGTGCCAAGGATTGTAGACATCTATCAAGAACGCCAAGGCGATCTTAATGAGTTGCGGCAAAAGGCAGCTCAGCTTCGTAACATGAAATACCTCAGTCCAAAAGACCGTGACAGCTTATTAAAGATAACCACCATGGAGCAAAATTTCTTAAAGCACATGATGACGGAAGACTTCAAAGCATACGGGCTAGAGCGTTAACGGATACGCCAAGCGCGGACTCCAAGGTGATCGTCTTTGTGCGTGACATAGCACTTGACTCTTACCTCGGCGCGCTTGGCTCCACTTTCTAGAGCGTAGATTATCTCGGCAGGGCGCAAGGTGGGGATAAAAAAACTCTCCCCCACCGCCATTGCATCAAACGGAAAGATCCACTCCGGTTCTTTGATATCACTTGGATTCATCAAACAATTCACTTGGAATCTGTGTCTTGAACCAATAGAGATATGCAGGGTCAACGCCAATTGCTGACTTCCACCCAGTAGTGAGGCGTCCCTTCTTATCGTCTACAAGAATCTTCTTCTCACGCATATCAAACTCAAACTCACGTAAGCTAACCTGACGCTCCGCAAGAAACTTCTTGAACTCAGTCTTAGATACTTGCAAGAGACCTTCTTCACTGACGATACGCCCTACAAGCTGGCCCCTGGGTTCCATAGTTACCTTGCCATCTTTAAGCACAAGTATGTTGCCCATGTTCTTATTGATAAAGTCGCCAAGCAGAGATGGGTAGTCTGTGCGGTTAACCTTTACAACCTTGTCCCTGATCTCAATCATTGCCAGCACAGTATGGTGATAGATGCGTTCAAGGTCGTAGCCCGTGACGTTGTGTTGATTTGCAATACTGCCGCCACCAAACGCTGCGCCAACTAAGTTTTGATAGAAGCGGTACTCAGCGTATGAACCAAAGTCTTTTTGAAACCTTTCATCCCAAGCAGCGATGTGGTCAAGCACATAGTTGTCACCACCACGCAGGACTTCCTTGATGTACATCGGGCCAGCATGCCCATAGTTGTAGCGAAACGCATCAAATATGTATATACCCATCCTGCTATCTTGCTTGAGTAGTTCTGGTCTATGAATTAGAAACTCAATTAAACGAGCTGCTTCACCATCGGGACTGGCCTTCAAAGAGTCGAGCTTACCGTAGACAGAGTGATTGTTAGTTAGCATAGCAATTAGCGATGCAGACATCTCATACTCCCGCTCAGCGTTGACTGAACCTTGCATACGAATCTTAGCTTTGCCTTGTGACACGTCATGGATAAACTTGCCCAAGTCTTTAGCTTCTTTATCGCCTACCTCATCAAGTCCAAACATTATGCTGTGCAAACCTAGATAGCGGCCTGTTAAACCGTTGTCGGTAGCTCCCACTACACTCAAGTCTTTAGGATGCCCAAAGATGCTTAAACCCGCGTACATAGCGCCGGTCTTGGCATTGCCAGAGCGCCCAGTAAGGCTCACAGTCACGCCTGAAGTTGACGTATATGGCATCAATGGAGAACCAAACCCACACATAGATGCAAAGGCATGCAACTCAAACTCTGGCTTGTTCAAGTAGTCCATCGACTCACGCCAACGCGCAAACGTACCAGCTTGTGTCAGGTGTTTAGATAGGCCACGAACAAATGGTGATGATGGCGCGTCAAGAACTTCACCTGATCGCGTGTACTCTTTCTTGCCGATAACAAAACTACGGTTGTCCCAGTTGGAGTTGTCAGATGTACGCTCTTCTGTCCATCCCATTTGCATGCGCATCTGTAGCGCCTTGTCAGTTGTCTGGAGGTACTGCCCCCATTTGATGATGTAGTTCATAAGATGTTGGTCATGTATTGATGCAAACAATACGCCATTGCTGGTCGTGATTGCTTTAAACGCTTCCTTGGCATAGACGCTTTTCATTGGAAGCAAGAAGTCACGATATCCGTCGTGAGGTAGCTCATAGCGCATTTGCAAGCACTCGCCATCATGCGGGCTGATCATGCGTGTCAGTGGGTACAGATCGCTTGAGAGAATTAGTACAGGATCGTCTTGATACTTAGCGCCCTTCTTATCTACTTTGGCTGGGGGCACAAAGTAGATTCCTCCGTTTTCTCCTCTGACGTAGGGGTAGAGGTACTGGGGGAAATCAGGAACCTTTTGGGTATTCGGGACTTCCCAAACTGCGTCCTCTTTATTTGTCGCGGGGGCGGGTTTGAATTGTTTGCCCAACACAATTGGACTTGTGATCTTTCCTCTGTGTTGACATCCGTCGCATCGCTCTGAATAGTTACTGATGAACCACTCGCAGGTTCTCGGAGCAGGAAAGCGGCTGGCCTTATCTTCTGTATCTTCATAGTTGTATCTCGGGTCTGGGTTGGATAACTCATGGATAGCAGTCTTGCCATCATCACAAAACTTAGCGATGGATAAACCTGCAAACCACAACGGTTCTTCTAACGCGGCAGCGTTCTCACAGATGTATTTAATCTGAGCGCATCCACCTTCATCATCAACACTCTTTTGCGCCAACACCTCAAATGATTTTGCAAAGTTGTCTAGCTTAAGAATCGCTTTAGTGTCTTCGTCAATACCCTTGGGAATGCTTGCAAGAATATCTTCTGTATCAAGCTCCTCTTGAGTCTGTGGGACTACGGATACTGTTGGCGTAACGCCAAAGAAGTCTTTGAACTCGCTCCAGCTATAGACGTGAATCTCATCACTGACAACTGACGTTGGCTCTGGTGGATCAAACTTGTGGTTGAACGTCTCAGGTGCGCGCATGATACGAGCGGCATCTGCTGTGACTACTGGGTCAATAGATATATGCTGAAGGCATAGCGCTTTGAATTTCTCAGCGGCTAGCTTCCATTCATCTTTGGGAATATCCTCGTCCATGATCCAGTAGGCGTGAACCCCGCCACCTGAGTCAATTACCACTGGGTCAGGTAGCCCAGTCTCCCCAATTAGTTTATAGAGCGCTGTGTGTGCGTCGCCCTTTGATTGATAGTCCTTCTTTGCACCAACATCTAAGTCAATGAAGAACGACCGCATGAAGAGGCAGTCTTCTGCTTTTCTGCTGTATCCGTCAAACGTCCCAAGTGCAACGAATGTGTTTAACTGTTTTGATTTGAACTTCTCAATTTGTTCAAATACGCCGTCAAGTGTCTCTGCAAATTTATTGGAAACCTTTTTGTCAGTCCCAATGCTTGTTATGCAATAGACACCCTGCGTAGGCAATGCTTTCTCGTAGAATTGTTTTAACATGTCTCGCCAGAGTTGAAAAGAGCGGAACTATGCCCGCTCGGTAAATGGGTGGGGGTACTAACTGCTCGTCCACAAGCTTTCAAAAAGTTTAAAGCAGCTTTCCCCCCGATTTTTATTTAGTCAAATTTTCTCCCGACCATATCTTCAAGGTAGTTTTTAGCCATTGCAGTATTCTTCGCTGGAAGAAGTCCCTTGGCGGTGTCACTCTCAATCAGGTCAGTCAGTGTCTCAACCTTAACAAGGTTGTTGTGGCGCAAAGGTTTGCCACGGAACCAACTGAAGACCGTCATGCGAGTTACCTCTAACGCATTGGCTACATACTTTGCGGGGAGATTTGCATTCACGCAAGCGAGTGCCAATGCAATGCCAGCCCTGTTGGGGTTAGCCTTGTGCAACTCAATCAAAAAAGCTTCGCTATATGTCCGTGACATTCCTGTTCCTTATTTCTTAGACCACTTTTTCACCACGTCTGAAATGTCTTTTTCTTCAGATGCGGCAGCTTTTTTAGACTCAACCTTGACGGGTGGTGATTCGTCTTCAACGATTTCGTTGCGGTGGCTAGGCACTTCAACCTCGCCTGTGCTATCCACTTGGAAGACGTTCATCTTGATAGCAGACTCAGCGGCTGAACTCTTAGCTTGATTTGCAATGATCTGCAAATCTTCATCAGGAACTTTGCCAGCTGGTGAGAACACAACCTTTGGCGTAGGAGATTTTGTATCGAAAGCCATCTTAGTGATCACCCGGCCAGCGCTAACATTGTGCGACGCCAAATGTTGAATGTATGGACGAAACGGAAAGCGACCATTGTCTTCCTTACCAAATGATGACGTAGCAGGCAACACCAACTGCATCACATCACCTGATGGGTCTTTAGGCAAGACCACTGCTGTACGCCATGACAAGCGGCAAGCTGTACCTGTACCGCCTTGACCCGAACCCTTGACGGACTTAGAGCAGTCTAGGCATGTGGTAGCGCAGGGAGTCTTGACATCTGCGTCAGGTTTCTCTGAGTCAGTAGACCAGCACACTGGGCTGACCTTTTGACCTTCTACATATGTTGCGTCGTAGAACATGCGGGAGGCTTTGTGAGCCATCTTGACAAAGATCACTTCCATGTGGCGGTCTTCAATAGCACCGATTTCTTTGCCACCAGAATACTTACGAAATACACCACCTTTGATGGAGATTCGTTTGTTACCTTGACGAGCGCCACCTGCAACGGCAAGTGTGTCTTCATCTAAACCAGCGATAGGGGTCATTGCACCGCTGAACATTGTTGCGAGATCGTTACTCATGATAATTTTCCTGTTACTAAATTGAACTTAATTAGAGGGTTTGCGCACGACAATCGTGAACTCCCTCATCACATTCACACCGGGCGGCAGACCTTCGTCTTTGTGCTCAGCCATGAACTCCTTGAAATTGCCCTGATGGATACGACGTTCCAGCAAGTCAATTGCCTCGTTGTCTAGAACAAACTTCTTAAAGTTGTCCCAGTCATTTGTAGTGAATCGTTCCTTGAGAGACCGAATCACTGTGCCACTTTCGGTGCGGATACTACTTGCGTTTGTATCGTTGCACACTGTCAGCATGGATTGCTCAAGCAGTTTCATCTCCTGCTCTAGCTCACCATCTTCTACTTCCCAACCAGACTTGAGTTTCTCACGCTCAGTTCTTATTGTCAAGTATATCTTTACTAAATCATCAAGATTTAACTCAGTAGTTTCACTCATATCCCTAACTCCTCTTTGTACAGATCAACCAATCTTTCATGCGAATCTACCTTGCCTTGCAACATCTGATAGACCTTGCGTTCAGCTTCAGAGCCTTGCAGATGGACAACTGTCATGCTGTTCTTCTGACCGACTCGGTCGATACGCGCTATGCACTGCAGGTATGTCTCGACGCTCATAACGGGAGACCAAAACACAACTGTGTCTGCGGCAGTTAACGTGACGCCATGCGATGCGGCTTGTGGTTGAATAACTAAAACTCTTGGATCAGTTTGTGTTTGGAATCGGTTGATGATCTCAGACCGCTCCCTTGCAGGTACATCTCCGTTAATAACTTCATTGGCTACTCCTTGTGAACTTAAATGACGTGCTACTAGTACGATGGTGTGCCGGAACGGGACAAACACAATCACCTTGTGCTGTGTCTCATCTAACACCTCCATCAGCGCATTCAGGCGTGGTGACACGTCAAACTCCACCACCTCCTTTGTGTCGGTATAGATTGCTCCACCCGACAACTGCAACAACTTACTCAGCTTGGCTGCCGCGTTAACAGCACTGATCTGCTCACCCGCTGCTTCTATCAGCAGTTGGTTCTTTAACTCACGGTAATATCTATTCACCTGGGGACTTAGTGGCACTTCACGGGTCTGGTACACCAACTCAGGCAGGTCTAAGCAATCTGCCTTCTCAAAGCGTATAGCGGGCTGTAGAGCGCTGAATACTTCTTGTTGAGCAATAGCCCTTGGTATCCATTTAAACTTGCTGATGGGCTGCATAACCTTGTCTCTCCAAGCCGTAAAGTACTTGGGTACACCAGCGGGGTTGACTAGCTTTGCTAAGCCGAACGCATCCAGTGGAGACTGCGAGGCGGGTGTGCCTGTCATCATCCATAAGCGGGTCGAAGGGGTGATCAATTTAGCCAAGGTCTTCCAACGTTTTGTCGATACTGTTTTATATGCGTTGGCTTCATCAATAACAATTAGGTCAAACCCTACTTTACTAATATTTTCTTGAACTATTCCTACACCATCGAAGTTGATGATGACAAATTCATACTCTCCGTTGATGATCTTCTTGCGCTTGGATGCGTCTCCGTAGGCTACGCCGACCGTTCTGTGCATGGCAGTTTTAAAGATGTCAGCTTGCCAAGCGGAGTACATGATGGACAAGGGACAGACGACTAGGACTCGTTTGACTATCCCCAACTGCATCAGGTAGTCTGCCGCCCAAATGACTGAGGAGGTCTTACCTGTGCCAGCTTCGTTGAAACAGAAACAGCGGTCTCTTAGGGAGAGAAACGACGATGTAACTTTTTGGTGAGCGAATGGTTGGTACATTCCGGGCCAGTTGTACTCTTTGAGCATTGGGTTAGGAGCATCTCCATAGACGCGCACTAGCCGTTGCATCTCGGGTACGCCCCAGTACACCGCTACCTCTGCTGTTGTGCCATTGTCTTTCAGCACCTCGCATCGGTCTATATGTCCTACGAGAAATTGCAACTCGCTAGACGGAATTACCATGTGGACAACTGTGTCCTGTACTACATTCATACTATTCCTTACTGTGTTAAAACGTAGCCCCTTACGGGGGCAAGTCGGTCAAGCCTGTCGTGTTGAAAGGAGAGGGAGATCTAACACCGCTTAACTGACATGGTTATAAAAGGGGCAAGCAACTGCAAGATCAACGACACCCCCCAAGCCTACTCACTCATGCCTAACAGTAGAGATTACTTCTTACGTTCCTTCTTGCTAGTCTCTGATACCAAGTTACCTTGAGAGTCGCGTTTGAACGAACGATTCTTTGCCACGCTTTGAATGCGCAGACCATTCTTGTTAGAGCCGCCTTTGTCGAGGGCTTTAACGTGGGATACATCTTTACCTTCACGCTTATCGGCTTTGCCGTTGCCGTTGGCGTCAGACCCTGTTTTGTCAATAGAACGACGCCCACGCTGACGCTCCATGCGACGCTCGTGTTCACCACGGGATTTCTCTTGCTCGTATTCTTTTTTGTAAGGGCGGGGTTTATTGACGTAAGCCATTATCTTTCCTTGTGATGGGGGCAAGTGTTCACAGGACACCAGCCGCATAGAGGCGTTGGGTTAGGGTTCCAAACATCGTTTGTATACGATGCATCCATTCTACTCAAGTCAGGGTAGAATGCGTCCCACAGTTGTGAAATGTCTTCCCTAGAATATTCTTCAGTCATAAAACTGTTATGCACTACGAAGAGTAAACCCGCCTTGATTCGTTCAATCTGTGGGTAATGGGCAAACGCCATGAGCGCCATCAGCCTTAACTGTTTTGGCTCAGGGTACTTGTTGCTTCCCGTCTTGTAGTCAACGATGAACGCAGTGTCTCCGTCAATGATCATCAAGTCTACGACGCCCCGCACCCAGTAGCCCTTGCCGTACTCACATGCCTTACCTTCAGCATCAAGTGCCATCCTCTGCTCGGGGTATCGAGTTCCCTCAATCTCCATGAGCGTGTCAAGCACAGGTTTGAACTGCTGGTAGTTCTTGGCAAGGGGCGTACCTTCCCCAACGTAGTTTTCACAAGCCTTGTGTACCTCATTGCCGTAGTTCATTTGCGCGGTCGGCTTAATGTAGAAGCGCTTAAGTACCTTGATTTCTTGGTACTGCTTGGGGCAGTTGATGTACTGCTTGTAGGACGAGAAAGACCATGTGAAGCTCATTTTTTCATATCCCGTATAAATGCGGCAATACTTGCCATAGTGTCTGCTTCAAAGACTTTCATCTTGTCAATCTCAAGGGCTACTTCTTCTAAGACTTTATTACGTTCCTCGCGTGGGTTAACGTATTCTTGGATGTCATCGTCATCGTTCATGTGTTCTTCTCCTTGAGCTTGGCCTCAATTAGACGGATGTCATCCCATCCGACCGTCGATGTTTCAGGCCACATCTCAATGATGTCCTTATTCGTCAGCCCTACCCATTCGCGTTGTGGTGCAACATAGCCAACCACTTTAGGGTTGTGCGCAATCTGTGGGTTTAGGCGGTCAAACATCTTCTTGCCGAGTTCATAGAACTCTTTGTCTTTACCTGTGCTATTGTCTTTAGTCATCTCTGCTCCGATGGTACGAATTTAAAAGCCTTGTTTGCATTGATAAGCCCATAGGGGCTGGCGGTAAAGCTGTGACCCTTGTAGCAGTCATAGCAGTATTGCGTTGGGGACTTGATGTCGCACTTGCACTTGCGGCAGAACTTCCACGGCTTACGCTTAATGGCTTTTTCTCTTTGTTCGGGTGTCATGCTCGCCCCCTCAACTTCAAGCCACGAGCTTCCAACTGTTCAATGATTTCTCTTAGGCTTTTGCGTCCCAAATTTGGAGTCTTAAGCAAGCGTTGCTCGGTGCACCCAAGTAACTGCGTGACTGTGTAGATTTCTTCTGCTTTTAAACAATGCGCAGTTCTTACAGTTAATTCAAGCAGTTCAATACCATCAACAGAAACTGCTTCTTTTAATGCCCATTCATCAAGCACCGCCTGTCTGCTTAAAAGCATTCTTTCTGCAATCCCGTAAGCACGTGTTGCTACGTTCATTACATTGATCATGCCTTCTTGATGCTGAATGGCTTTCATAGCTTCAATTGCAAAATGGTCTAATAATTCTTCTCTAGTCATTGATAATCCTTACATGAATGGTGTTTGGCATCTTCACGGTCTGTCCATGTACCCGTGCAACCTGTACATTTAAACTTCCCTGCGGTGATTGAAAACTTGCCCGTTAATCTTGGTTCGGGTAGTTTTAATTGTTTAGCGTAGATGTGTTCAGCCACAAGATTTGCAAAGGCTACAAGCCCTTCCGTGTAAGTTGGTTTGCCTACAAGACCAGATTGTCTAGCCATCTCAATGATTTCATCTTTAGTCATTTCGCCTCCAGTTGTTTCTGCGGTAGCTTGTCAATAAATGCCTCCCCAAACCTTACGCTGTTGGCATCCTCAATAGTCGTGTCGTCAAGCATCGCCTCTTCCATATCGCCGTGACAGTACACACGAAACCGCTTGCCTCCGTATGCAATGTCGTACATGGACTCGACACGCTCGACTGGCTTATTGCACACGGCACAGGTCGGCACGTTATGTAGCACCAATTCGTATTTGTCCGTAGTGGAAATGTTCATAAACCGTCCCTCGCTCGGATGGCGGCGGCGCAGGTGTCAATAGCCGCATCAACTTGCTGAACGCCAGTGCGCCACTTACACAAAGCCTCACACGCCTCACGCTCCTCGGCAACGACCCTCTCAACAAGGGCCATCAGGTGCTGAGTACTACAGTGCCATGACTTATACTCACGGTTTTGGTCTATTGCCTCATGCAACATAAAGGTAATCTGTTCTGCGTTGTAAGTCATCGCGGCGCATCCTCGTGATTGTCAGGGTTAAACTTAGGGACTCGGTTGCCCGTATCTTTGGGGTTTGGGAATGGCGGGAAAGGCCAAGTCATACTTCTTCTGCCTTGTACTCAGAGATACGTTTGTTCAGTCTAGCTATGCGCGCCTCGTTGTAAGTCACTACGCTCTTGGCGTAGTCTGCCGCTGACTCGGCTTTGAGCTTCTCTAACTGTGCCATACGCAATTCATCTTGAGTGATCTCTACCAGTGTGACGCGACGCATTACCTGCTTATATAATTCTATCGTTTTCTTTAGCATAAGTCTCCTTTTATTTTACATATTAACATTCGCCATAGGTCTGTGCGTACTTTGCTTCGCAAGTCACGGGTAAACCCCTAGCCCATGCGGGTGGTGTAGACATGCACTCGACGATATATTCAAGAGCTTCATCCTTCTCCGCCTCGGGAACCACGATCACTGCCGCATCATGGACAGTCAGAGCAACGCGATACTTCTCGTTAATCTTGATCATCTGCTCTCCCACGATGATTCGCGCCAAGGCTTGAACTACGTTCTCAACTAGCGAGCCGCCCCATAGAGACACAGGACCCTTACGCGACTTGTATTCATATCTAGATTTAGACTCTTCAGTGTTGAGTCTCAGATCAGGGTATCGGATCATCAACCCATTAGGCAGGTGTACGCCTTCTTTAGTAATCTTGAGGCACTTGTGTTTACCATAGTAGTAGGGCTTGATCTTGGCATCCCAGTTGGCTAGGTCTTTGATCACCGCGTCGCCTTCTCCCCATAGATCAATCACCTTATCATTGGTGTCGCGGTATGCTTTAACAAACTCTTCAGCCTCGGCTTCAGTGACGGCTGCGCCGGGTGGCGTTGTCTTAAGCGTGTGCTGAAGTTTTAATTTGCCAGTCCCGTAGCCTAGACCCAAGATGCAGGTCTTACCCACAAAGCGTTCGACTGGGTTAGCCTTGGTTATGGGGCGCTCGTATATCATGGTTGCAAACAGGGAGTAGACATCCTCCCCCTTGCGGAACTGCTCAACCATATCATCCTGTCCAGCCAACCAGACGAGAACCCTAGCCTCAATCTGAGAAGAGTCACAGTTGATAACAATGTGGTCATCAGGCGCTACGACTGCATTCTTTAGGGCTTTCTTTTTCTTATCTCTACTTGGAAGGTTTTGGAAGTTAACCTTATCACTTCCCGCCCAGCGTCCAGTATGCGCTCCGTAGTATTTGAGTGGGATAGGCAGGCGTCCTTTGTTGCGTTTGCCAACGTCAATGAATCTCTCGATCCTTGATTCTTCAATGGTAGATTTTGTGCCAAGTCGCACAGCACATAGTTGTTGGATAAGTGGGTCATCGTGTTCGGTGAGTTTAATAAAACCTTCGTCGTTCTTTGCCAACGCATAGGTCTGCTTGCCTGTGGTTTTGCTTTCTTTCATCGGAGCCTCAACCCCGCGCTCGACCAACAATTCAGCAAACTGTTTATTACTGGCTAGCTTTTTCCGTACCGCCTCTGCGGTTTCACAGTTAAGTTTCTCCATCAAGCCCTCAAGCAATAGCTGTTTCTCTTCTTTGAGTTCTTCGTAGCGTTCTTGCAGTAGCGCATCATCAACAAGAAACACAGGATGCGTGAACATCCGCACTGTCATGTCGATTAGCGCTAGCTCGTCATCGGGGAATGTTTTGTGCAGTATCTTAAACAGTTTGAGAGTCAGGTCAACGTCGTTCTTACAATACTCTCCGTATCGCGCAAGCTCTTCTTTGTTGAAGTCGAGTCGTGCCTTGCCTTCAGCGGCAATCACTTCCTCGCCCTTAACTCCAATCTCGTAGCGGTCAGCCAACGCCTTGAGCGAGCCACCTGCCTCAACGCCATGAATCGCTCTCGCCATGCACAATGTGTCGAGCATGAACGCGGGCGTGATACCGTAGTGCCAGCTAAGAATAGCTCCATCGAACAGGGTGTTGTGGCACAGAAGCGGGCTGCTGCCCCAGTCTAGCGACGTTAGATATTCTTTTATCTTATCCCTACCGCCTGATACCCAGACAGTTGGCTCATCGTCTACCTTCACGCCCACACCGATAACTTCAAAACGCTTGTCGCGTATGTATTCCTCAGTGGTCTGATGCTTGAAGCCTAGCTTGATCTTGCTATCGTAGTAGGTCTCAAAGTCAATCGTTATTAGTTTCATTTGGCTTCTCTAAAAGTTTTTTATAGTACGACGCAGAGAATGGCGCTTTCTTCTCTAAGAGTGTTCGCAACCATTCCGCACCGCCAAGCTGGTTGAGGATTAACCACTGCTTGTCGGTCATGCGCACTTGTCTCCCTATGAGGGGCGCAGGGGGTTTAGGTCTCGGCATTTTTATCTCTTGAATAACTGGTTTCTAAATAGCGTCCCACTGGGTCATGGGAGGCTATTTAATAAAAGGTACAGATACAAAAAAAGGCATGGCGAACCATGCCTTCAAGGTTTACTTCAGTGAGTTGATTTCACGGGTCAGATACCATTGCGCCTTACGCAAGTCTTCCAACTGACTACCCTTGTGACCTGCCCTAGTAATGTATTTCACAACATTACCCAAGTTGTACCCAAGCTTCTTCGCTTCGATAAAGTCAATAGTCTCAATGCCACCTGCGGTGTAGTGCGTAGGGTGATTCACTGAGTCATGTCGGGCAATAGCTTGATTCACGTCAGCTACAATTTCCTCCGCCTCTACCACAGTCATGCCCTCGGGTAAATTATTAGGTCTTATAATTTCAATACGCTTTGCCAAGCGCCTCATGTTTGCCATCTTTGAATTAATAGTGTGACCATGCTCTTGCGCGTATGCCGATCTTGCCTTACTCATCAAGACATAGGTGTACGACTTGGTAGTGCCTAGCGCCTTCATTGCCGCTTCGGTTTTTATCAGTGGGTTAGCTTCTAACAATGCACGAGTCTGTGCGATTTTATTACGTTTCATTTGCCTTCTCCTTTTTGGTTTGGCGTTTAATTGATACGATTCCAACATTATGTTGGTCTCGTGCTTCTTGCATAGCATCTGCAATCTCGTATGCGGTTTCGGTCAATCGGTCTGATAAGCCCCCTTTCATAATTAAACCAAGTAACGCAAAACCAGCGTGTAGGTCACGCAGATTGCTACGATCTTCTTCATTCATAACTGTTCCAATAGACGCGTTAGCGCATCAATGTTTGTCTCATCAATGACGAGGGTGAACCCACCCTGCCCACGAATGGCTGACATATGTTTCTCTTGTAGGGCAGTGGGCTTGTTGCCATTAGCTTTTGCCTCCACCCCAATAAACCTCCCTCTGTAACAAATTACAAAATCAGGGACACCTGACGCACCATACCCAGTACCAATTGGCATGGTGTAGTAAGCCCCTTTTGTGTTAAGAATATCTTTGATCTTCTTCTTAACTGTTCCTTCAGGCGTCATTTTGTATCCCACTCTTCAGTGACTCTAAAGTTAGTCGATCTACCACTAGGCAGTAGTAGGTTTCGCTTGCCCTCCACCCAACTTCGTCAAGCTCGGGGGCGTGTGTGTTTGTGTAGAGTGTCAGTCTAAGTATCTTTGAATCAGGCAAAAACTTTTCTCCATTAGCATTAATCATTGCAAACTTAGACTTCAACACATCAGGCAAAGTGTCATTGGTGTATAGGCGGTGAAACCCATCAGCCACATACACGATGTACTGATCGTCCACCTTACGAACAGGGACACGAATCAATTCCCAATTCTTGGGGTGAACCACAGGACTCATTTCCCCTATCAAGTGGGGCATGGGGTAGCCATCCATGATTGCTCATAGTTCGTAGGCGAATTACTGTAAAAGAAAGCCGCATCAAGACCTTCGTCATACTTGTCCATAATCGGAAAGTTCAACACGCCAAGCCTACGAACTTCCTTAGCTTCGTAAGAGACTTTCATCATTGTCATCAATGGGACTAGCTCGGGGTACTCCTCAATCGTCTTGACTCGTTTGAAGTCTTCGATGATCTCGTACTCAATCTTGGTCGTATCACTGTGCAGTATGGTCATCTTGAATTTGCCTATGAGTAAGTGCTTGTAGTCGTCTATACCAATGAGATAGAAAGGATTCTTGAAGAACCGCTTGGATTCTTCTCTCTTTATATCTCGTATCCTATCAGCTTCTTTGTAAATGTCAAGTGTATTTTTACATTTATTTAGGTCTAGAACAGGAATAATTCCATCAGTACTTTCCCCTAGTAAGGTAGCTAACATCGCATGAATTTCGTCAGGCGTAAAAGAGTTCTGCTTATCGCTTTCACCCATCGCTTTGCGTAGAGCATGAGCGCCCAGCCTTACTTGTTTGACTTTGTTATCCATGATTAATTTCTTATCACGCACAACGTCCTGACGCTTTAGTACTGCCATCAATGATGAAAGTTTTGTACTACGGATAGTCTCTCTATCATTTTGATCAGACCCACGAGACTTGATATAGAAAGGTGTACGGAAACAAAACTCCAACTGATCGTTCTTAGCGCCACCTACCTTTGTTGTCCACACCTTACACACAGCCAGCCCATTGGGGTAACACATCATGTAAGAATCTTTATCTGTTTGTGGGTAGCCCACATTCATTACTTTTCCCATGACTTTCAAGTTGTACTTGAATTGCAACTCACGCACCAGTGGGAGTGCATCTGAGGCAAGCAACTCATTCAACTCATCCTCAGAACCAAATCCATCAAGATAATATCTACTCATCATTTCTCTCTCCTTAAAGTTTCGGGTAATACATATCGTTGCTCGTATGTGGCTATCTCGTAGCCAAGCTCAAGGATTCGTCTAAGGTTTACTTCACTCAAAGTTTTAGTACCTGCAATCTTGGCAAAAACCAATGCGTTCTTACACACTGGGTAATACTTCAACTGCCCAAAGACATCCTTGATTTCAATCGTTATCTGTTTAGTCATACTGTTTCACCTCCACTCCATCAACCATGACTGTGTAGCCCCACTCGCTAGGCGGATACATCTCTCCATTAACATACTCAACCTTCTTGAACACTTGCTCATGCGCTTTGTATATCTCCTTGTTCAGTCTGCGCTTGAGATTCAAGAACATCGTGTGCGGTGTGTCCTCGTGTGAGCTATATCTTGAGAACTGTGTGTCCATAAATCTACGCAAGTTCCAACGCATACCACCAATATCCCAACCCATCATGTAAAGCATTGCTGAGTCAAGCGGTGCGATCTCCATGATCTCCTTGGCTTTCGCTGAGTACACTGTGTGGTCTTGAGCAATGTCTCCACCCATGTGGTCGTTCATCACATCGCTCATAGTTCTTACAAACACCTCGTAGTCCATAGCCTTGGTCATCACCTCAGTCGTGGCATAGAAGTCTGCGTAGTTAGTAAGTAAGTCTTTGCCCACCTTGCGATCAACCTTCCTTCCAATGACCGTGATTGGTTTGATTGGTTGCATAGTTTCACAATTGACACGCATACCATGGTAGATCGGCAATGCACCGTGAGTCCCATCAGTGAGTTTCCCTGTCCATATCATCCCACCCCTACGTGAGTCTGTAGATAACCACCCATGCCCATAGCTAGACAAGATGCCTCGATCACCCTGTCCATAGTTATCGCCAGTAAACTCAAACGTATTATCAGGTCGCACAATGCCAAGTATGTTTGGATACACTTCGTAGCGATAGTAATCCCACTTGTTAGTACTGTGATCTTGATACTTGTTAAGTCGTGGCATATTTTGCTTGGCACACTCGTCATGCTCTGCCTCCGTCAGAGTAATGTGTTTCCAATTTTGACCATGCACGATATCAAACACGCGCTGTCCGTCATCATCTCGCACAAAAAAGTATTTGTGGTTGTGTCTGCGATCACCAATAGGAAATCTGTTTAGTGACCCACGGTAGGGTGAGATGCTATTTGCGATGCCATCGAGTCTCTTGTAGTTCAGTCCTTGCATTGTTACTCTCCTAAATCTGAATTAAGAATATCCTGACGCATTTCTTCTGCTGTGTACTCTCCGTTAACTATCTCGCAGAGTAAGTCCAACCAAATGGTTGAATCTTGTCCAATCCATTGACGGATTTGTTCAGTCGTTATCTTTTGCATTACTTTTCTCCTTTAGCTTTTTCATCTGCTCTTTCTTTTCTAGCCCACCACAACCATGTTGTTTCGTCTTTATCCTCCAATGCTTCTTCAAATGCCCATTGCACATTCCGCATTAAGTCCAACATCTGATCGTGACGTAGAACTTGAAAGCCCTCGCCATTCTTAGCATTACGACTATTCTGCGCGGCTTCCCACACCTTGTCCCAACCTTTGTCCCAATCAGTCATGTCGAACCATCCAAGATAGCCGTACACATCTTCTTCAGTCCCAATCAAATAGAACCGCACCGAGCCGTTCTTGTGTGGGATACCATTTTCTTCACTCATCCAATCGCTTTTCTTGCTCATGTTTCTCTCCTTGTAGTTCATCAATTTTTACTAACACTTCTCGCCACAGATCGGGTTGTAGATTGCCTTCACTTGTCAGTTGTTCCAGCGCATAGAGATGCGGTGCGCTAGGAAAGTTTGATATGACACTCTTGGCAATTTCTTTAACGTACCGCCTCTCGTTCATAGTCTGTCCTTTCGTTCTAGCCACCGCATATGCAGTAGCGGTCATGCTCAACCACCATGTATCAATCGTCACCGAACATCACCTTCTTGCCCACAGGAGGAATGAAGTCACGGCTCTGCGTAATCATCCACAGGGTTGGGTCAGTAATCTTCCAGTCGATGTTGCTCTCTACATACCCGTCAGTGAACACCAATACACACTCTGCTTTGATCTTGTTCTTAACTATGTAGTCACTGACGCATGACACGTGAGTCCCACCACCGCCCAAGGGCTTGAGCAAGTTGGCAATGTCGGTGTAGTTATCCCGAAAGATTTGTTCACCATGAACTTCGGTATCCCACCAAAGAACACGCACCGCTTCGGGCTGACAGACCTCGCAAATTGATACCAGTTCGGTAGCGAACTCGGTTATCTCTGCACTGCCTATCGAGCCTGATGTGTCAATGGCTACGATGATCTCGCCAATACTCTCATTGATCACGCTTGGCAAGTAGATGTCATTAGCCATCTGACGCTTGTTCATGCGACGCCATGTGAACTCATCGTTACCCTTGGTTGATGCGGATACAAACTCACGCAACGCATCACGCCAATCAACCTTGGGTTCCAACAAGTCAGAGATGACTCTAGGAATCTTTGCACCCATACGACCTGCAAGCATCCCGCCTTCACGCAACGCTTTGTCGATCTCATCTAAGATCTCCTTGGCTTGCTCGGGCGATACATCTTGGCTAGTGAAGTCATGCTCGTCTGACTGAGAGATGTCATAGGTCTTGCCATTGACTGTTACTGTATCTCCGTCACCATCTTCATCATCGTTAGATTGTGTCCCACCCGATGGTGGGGGATTACCTAGCCCCTTACCTTTACCACTACCGCCTTGGCCCTTGCCGCCTTTGCAATGCTTCTTGAGATAGTTGTACACCTCACGCATAGACCAATCGTGGAACATCGCATCGTACACAGCACCATCAGGCAACTCGACGAGTCGCTCGCTTGTACCCGCAATTACGCCATCAACACAGGTAATGATGTCATTGACGACAAAGTCAGCGGCTAGGTTAGCGAGCTTGGGATTCTCCAAAAACATGACACGACCGAACACGACTTGCTTCAAGGCTACGTGAAGATTCTCATGGAGGATGAGACCCCGCACTTTGGGTTCACTGACGATACTCTCCAAGAACTTGCGACCATACTTCTTGTTCACACCATCGGTGTATGCAGTAGGTACGCCTTCCTCGACTGAGGATGTTCCCATCAACATAACGCCTGAGTAAAGCGCAGTCTGTGGGTGCTTCATAAGCGTGATGTGTCCGCGCTTGATTCGGGTTTCTTGCTTGCTCATTATGGTCTCCAATAAAAAAGATCTAACACTAATACAATCATTCCTAACAGGAACAACACTCTCACAACTTTCTCTGATGTAGTGAACATTACTCTACCTCCTTGAACTCAATGTAGTCATCGGTCTCGATAACTTTCATCTTGCCCTTGGCAATGCGCACCAACAACTCACTCGTAATGTCACGATGTTGACGATACTTGCCGTTCACATAGCCGTAGCCAAGTGAGGCAACCAACGCCCACGCCAATAGAAACAACTCAGCCATACTGAATGTCATAGAACCTCCTGAAAGATAAGAACCCACGGTGTCGTGGGATTAAGTTTTAGAACAACTCGTGGTTGTTCTTAGCCCACTCAGCAATCTTGGCATTGTTGCGAGCCAAGCGAATGGACTTCGTATTGCGCATCATCATTGTGAAGAACACGCCTTGTACCTCGGATGAGGGAATACGCTCAACGAACATCATGAACTTAGTCAGATGGTCTTGCGTCTCCAATACATCTACTGCTTGAAACATGATCATCAACTGCGCACTGATGTCCTTGGGCATCTCAATGTCCTCGGGAGACTTGACGATGTCCTTCACATCGATCAATGATTTCTCCATTGATATGAATGCCGCCATGTCAGCCGCGAATGACGCACCGACTGTGCCTGCCAATGCAACCTTCGTGCCGTTCTCACCAATCGCATCACGATTGTTCACAATCACATTCGCCTTCGCCAACGAGCGAGGGGACACAAACGATAAGGTACTCATAGATGGTTTGAAGATGTATGGGTTGTCGTTCTGATCGCCTGTGGTGTACGACGCCAAGCAACGAGGGAACATGGCAACAGCCGCACGAATTACACGTGACACACGAGCCTGTACCTTGTCACCAACTGTCACTGTCTGACCTGCCCACTCAAGCCACTCGTTCACATTGGGTTTCGCCATACGCATGATGCAAACACGATTACCTGCGTGAGCAAGCATGGAGTCACCCACGCCATCGCCTGCATTGTTCGATGTCGCAAAGATTTGTGACCCACTGGGCAGTGGGCGATCACCTACCATTCGCTCAAGAAACAACCTAGTGAAGATTACTTGCAAGAGCTTAGGTGACTTCATGAACTCATCAGCCAAGATACGCTTAGGCTTTGAGCTGTTCAAGTTGAAGAGCGAGGACACATAATACTCAAGGGTCTGAGTGCCGTGGTTGGGGATAGTCATGCCAATGTCTGACATATCTTTGACAGGGCAGTCGATGTAGATGTAGTCGTACTTGTCGCCTTCGATGTTCACGCCATCGGCAGGACTGCGCCACTTGTCACCACTGTCCTCTGCCATCATAGCTAACAGAGAGGTCTTGCCACAACCAGGTTCGGACTGTATGACGGGCGTGATTTCTGTAGCTATTAGGGGAATGATTCTACGCAGTTCGTTGATAGAAACTGTGTCGATTGTTTGTACTTTAGCCATGATTGATTACTTTCTTTACTGAATGGTTACTAGACGGATTAACTATTACTTACACACACTTGAACGAACTGAACTTGCCGAGGATGTCGTCAATGTCCTCTTTCACTGCGTGACGTATCGCATCGGACTCACGAATGTCCTCTGCCGATACACCACTCAATGCTTTCTCTAGCGATGCCCTTGCCTGTTCCAGCTCGGGATCACCGCTGAGATTGAAACCCTTGAATATATCGCACATCTCTTTGGCTTTCAATATGGTCGTGTCGTAGATCTTGCGTTTCTTGGTCTTGGTCTCTCCTGTGTTATCGTCAATGCCAACATCATCTACACCACAGCAATGGCTGATTGATTTCATAACTTCGATGAACCTTGATTGCTGTTCCACCATCACGTGAGACACTATTTCCTGTGCTTGTTGGCTGTATGTAGCAAACAAATCTTCCGCGATGTCTGACGCAATACCACATCTGAAATCAGACATGGGAACTTCCGACACAAAGAGTTGGACGCCAAACTTAGATACCAGTTGCTCTTTAGCGGGGTAGTCATTGCGGTCGAACATATCGCCTTGCTTGAACGCCATGTCTGAGACAATGCTATCGTAGGCAAGGATGAAGTCACCAAGCAGGGTACTGAATGCCATCTGATGTGCGTGATACTCTTGCTTGAACTTGGGCATATCCACAGACGGCAACAAGTCCTGTGAGTTGTTCCATCTATAAGTCCTGCGCTTGACCCAGTTATAGATAGTCTGACGATAGTTGACGATTGCCTTGTGGCGTGGGTGATCTGCCAAGAGGTTCTTGACGTAGCGCCCCGCGCTCTTGTCTGCATTCTTTGATGCAGTAACTTCATTGCTGATGACTCGGTCTTGCTTCGTCGCTGACCATACACTGACATCCACGCTCACGAGGACTGCTGATGAGGCAAGGCTGATGAGGTGATCGGGCTTGTGTAACTCCATGATTCTCTCCTTTGGTTGAAAACAAATCCCACTGATACGTGGGTCGCTAAGTAGCAGGGTAGTTAAAAAACTCTCCCTACTAGCTATAAGTATAACACAACTTGACCTCTGAGTCAAGGGGTTTACTCAAGTTTTTTCTACGTCCAGTCTGTGATAACTTGCCTGCTCATGTGCATCCAGTCGTGGTCGTAGTCACCGTGATAGCGTTCTTCGGTATCGTTCGTTTCCTCGCCTGCACGTAGAAACATCGAACCTATCGTGCAAGCAAGTTTTCCCTCACTCACTTGCTTAGCCCAATCCTCCGCTTGGTGCAACAACGTCATGTGGCTCATCACATCGGGGTAATTGTCGTACCACTTCACATCTCTTGCAGAGTAGTAGAACGCCTTCTCCTTGTGGTTGATCTCCACCTCCGCAAGGGCGATCTGGCACTGGGGGTTAGCCTTTGCCTCCAATAAGAATGTATAAAACGATTGCTCGTTGTTGGTGTCGTGGTCATCGGTGAACCGAATCGTGTACGCCACATCTGATCTATAGCCCATTGTGATAGCCCCCCTTGTTGTTGATACCCTTGAGATCAGCCATGTCGGTGATCATCATGTAGTTGCTCTTGTGCATAGGCACAACGGTGCGCACTGCCTCATGCGAGAGTTTCTCTCCACATGGCATGCAGTGCTTGTAACCAAGCTTCCACCGTTCCGTGGAGTACTGTTCATCGCAGTTACGGCAATGAGGCTTGTAGCTTTTCATTCTTCATCCTCCTGATACTTCACAAAGTCTTCTTCCTGCAATGGAGGCAAGGTGATTGCCTCGTTGATCATGTGCCATACATCCTTGAGGGACTCCATGGTCTCTGAGCCTGTGCTTGGGTCGCAGTAGGCGTAAGGGGTGTTGTCCTTGTTGTAATAAACTTCTTGAAGACAAAACCAATCTTCACCACCGTTCTCTGTCTTTGTGTTTACGATGCGATAGTTCCAGTGCATGATTAGCTCTCCTCGTATGAGTGGGTGACTACGCCCATGGTCTTGATGCGGTACTTGTTCTCATGTCCCTCATGAGTGTCGCCTTGGATGCAGATGTGCATCTCGTAGTCGGCAGTGTCCCGATGGTCATACAACGCCAAGGGCTTGCCGTTGCACAGAAGCAGAAACATATTGCGGTTTGCTGTCTCCTGTTGTTGTTCCTGCTCAGGTGCGAAGTCGAGCGACGCGTATTGAACTTTTACTTTTCCCATAATGATCTCCTGATTGAAGACCCACGTTGCCGTGGGTGCTTAGTTGCAAATGTGATTAGATGATGTCGTAGCCTGTGAGGTACTCAAACGTCTCAACCTCTGACATAGCAGAAGTGATCGTCAAGCCCTCATGCTCATCGTCGATGTCGTTGAACTCATCGAAGCCGAACTCACGATCAAGGAACTCAAGGTTCTGTGTGTGGTACGTGTCAATGCGGTAATCAACTGCCAAATAGTCATCCACGCCATCGTGGGTATTGACATTGGGTTGACGGGACTTTGTAAGACGCAAAGTCTTACGGACTGAACGAGGCATAGCTTTCATCCAGTCTGTTGCCTTCTCTACCTGCTCAACAGGTAATGCTCTCATAAACGATACTATCATTTCCATCTCCTTGTGGTTCCTGCAAAGGATACCGATTGGTTGAAACAAAACCCACTGATGCGTGGGATGCTGATTAGGGCCGCTTGCCATCTACCTCCCGACCCAAACTCAAGTATACCATAACTTTACCTTTGAGTCAAGCTCTTAATAAAAAAAGTAATCTATGACGGCAGTTGGAGGCGAGGGTTGGGCGGTTTTAGTTTTGTTCTAATGTTCTAGTCTGTTCTACTTTTGAAACTGTGCTTATAGAACGGAAAAGGGGGGGTCTGAGTGAGCTAACTTGTTGTTTTTATTAAGTATTTATATAATAAATATATAGATGTTCTAATGTTCTAAGGAAAAAGGATATATGCTCCTCTTTTTGATGATTTTTTCTGCATTGGCTGAGAAGACCTTGCTCGCACAGTTTTTCTTAAAAACACCCATATCCTGCCAAAACCGTAGAACATTAGAACAGAATGCTCGCAACCCGCATGGATACTCAGTTTTTCTGTTCTATTCTCAAACACTACGCAGTACAATGTTCTAGGAAAAGTAGAACAAAACTACAAAGCTATCAGTTAAGAAAACGGTAAATGACGCAACCACATTTTTAGCCCTATCAGTTCTGAAAACGGTAGGCGATGCAATGAATTCCACGTATGCGTGGGATGCTAATTAAGCTCCTTGTCCATGCTTTGCGCGCCCTCTCGCGCGCGTCGAAAAATAACTGGTTTCAAATAACACGGACAAAAAAAAGCCCCTGACCATTTCTGATCAGGGGCTTGGGTCACAACATTATTTGTTGTACGTCAACCAAAATGCTTTTACAGCAAGGGCATACTTGGCGCTGTTCGCTGTGGTGTCACCCTTGGCCTGTTTCACTTTCACAGATTTCTCTTGAGCTTCAAATGTCGTAGACATTGATTTGGCAAAATCTAGCGTTTTGCGTGATACTGTTTTGCCATTTCGCTTGGCGAGTATTTTATTGCAGGCACGTTTTAGATCACCTAATCGGTTAGAACAGTAGTCACCCACAGCATCCCGTATTTCTCTTATGATCCCATGCAAGGCAGGGTTCGTATTTTTCAGTTTACCGAATTCTTGCTGTGAATATGCAAAGGCATACGCAACACCAATTTCGATTTTCTCTACCTTGGCGTTTTTGACCTGTTCAGGTGATGCTAGAACATAATGGTCATTGACCACAGCATAGACAGTAGCGGGATAGCGTTCGCTGTGACGTAATCTATAACCATCATAGATCATCGCCCTTGCTTCGCTAGAAATTTCCTCGGGGAACCCTGTGATGTTAGCCAAGGCATACTCTGCCTGTGAATCTAAACTGTCCCCTGTCCCTGCCTGTTGATAGCCGAGATCCCTCAATGATGAAAATGTAGACATAATGTCCTCCGATAAAGTTAATGAAACCATCACCTAGTTATTTCCTAAGTGATGGTGTATCTTGACAGATGTGGTGTCTTAAGTAAAGTTCCACTGGGGAGTGGGACACTATTTAAGGATTTCACGGGTCACGCACGCACTCCCGCGCGCGACAGAAAATAACTGGTTTCAAAATAGCAGGCGAAAAAAAACCCCCCAAACCGTTTCCAGTCTGGGGGGTTTTGGGGGGCTAATTACTTAGCGTCTGAGTGTTTCCACTTCACCATGAAGGCAACTTTAGCTTCAGCGAACCGTTTGTCGTCAGCCGACTTGTCTCCACGATTCTTAGCTGACACTAGGCGGTCTGGTGCGGTCTCTTTGAACCACGCTTCGACAAACTCAGCAAAGTCTTTATTGACTCCACGCTGACGTTCTTTACCCTCATTCAAAATCTTCGTAGCGGCTCTTTTCAAGTCGCCCAGTCGATTCGAACAATAAGTAGAACAACTACTTCTAATCTCTTTAACAAGAGCGTGGAGGGCTGGGTTGGTGTTTGCCAACTTACCAAACTCTTGTGCTGAGTAAGAGTAAGCATAGGGAATACCTATGTTGACCTTCTCTACATTGTCAGCCATTTTGTGCTCTTGACTAGCAAGTACATAATGACCATTGATAACCGCATACATGGTAGCGGGTCTAAGCGCATCAAACTTCATGCGGTAGCCTTCATACAAAGCGTCTTTAGCTTCGACTGGGACTTCTTTGGGGAAGTCTTTAATCTGAGTTAAAGCGTAGCGGGCGACTGACTCCAAGGTCTGGTGCGCGCCTGCTTGTTGGAAGGCTGAGTCTTTTAAAGAGGTAAAAGAACCTTGCGTGGCGGATTCCACGACTTTTGCGGCTGATTTTGCCATTGTTCAAATCTCCATAAGGATGAACGGTTTGAGAAAACACTGGGGACGGAATTGCTAACCCAGTGATATAACAATACGCTTGTGGGACTCTTAAGTAAAATTTCACTGGGGAGTGGGTCTCTATCTAGCGCCCTTGCCTGCTCGCACGCACTCATACGCGCGACGGAAAATAACTGGTATCACGCGCACCATTACCACATGTGGGACAAATGACGGCACAAAAAAAAGGGAGCCGAAGCTCCCTTGGTTACTCGTCGTCCTTGTGTTGGATCTCAGGCAAGATCAATGTGATCAATGCCGTGCTAACTATTAAGCCTGCTAACCAAAGCCACATACCTTGCGGTATGAGCATTGAAATTGACAGGGCAAAGGTGATTGTGCTAACCACCAAAGCTAAACCTAAGTACATACCATCTCCTTAAGATGGGGGATGCTGTCACCATCCCCCTTGTTGCTTAGCGTTTGTACCGCACTGCAACTGTCCGACCAAATAGGTTGGTCACCTTTGCGAACACATCCTTGTTAGGGTATGTGTACATCCATGCCTTGGCACTGCTAAGTGTCCAAGCCTTGTGAGTCTTTGTAAGCTCACCCCAACGTACGTTTACTGTGTACATGTCAGTCTCCCTTCAGAGAATCTGCAACCACAACCGTGTTGCATTGGGTATAGATTAGCGTAGAAGGGGGGCATAAGTAAAGTTTGGACGGGGACACCCCCCATCCCCCCACCCCCCAAGCCCTGCAATGGGTCCCCCCGCATACCCCATACCCCCTAACACGCACAAATAACTCCACATTTTTCCAAAACTCCCTTCGAATTACACAGGGGCACCATGCAAACAATTACCCTAAAATGGCAAACATCCCGTCCAACCTGTCCAACCACCCCTTCCAATTACACACCCCGGTCCCTCCAAAAATATATTTTATGTATAGTAAAACTCGGATCGCCGGTCGTGTGTAATTCACCAAGACCCAACATTCATGCGGCTTCCCAGCCATTTAGGTACGTCTCGGCAGGAAGTACTTATTGCCATTTCGATCCCCATCTGAAGTACCCCACCCCCTGTCCAAATTACACAGCCCTCCCATGTCTTGGACATCCTAGACACCCCCCGGGTAGGATTCCTAACCTCCCCTTGCACAAAGATATATTTATGTGTTACATTTGCCCAAACTGTCGAAGGAGTCTTCGCTGACATGGATGAATTAGTACCGCACATTGAGGAAAACATTCCTCTGCCACAGAACGCAAAAGAGGCGTTCCCTGATCTGTCGCCTGCTGAAGAACTGCAGATGCGAGCCAATGTCATAAAGCTTATGTCTGACCTTACGGGTCAGCAGATATCCCCTACCAAAGATAACGCAACCGAAGCTACAGAGTTAGCTCGTAAGATGGCGTCTGATCCTAAATTTAGACCTGAGTTTGCTAAGTACCCTAACGAAACATTGGCGTTTCTTGCAGGTATGGTTGCTCAGATGAACGTCTCTATCGTAGAAGAGTTGTCTGATTTCAAACTGTATGTAGTTAATAAACTTGTGCATGAAATAGAACATACACGCGACCCTAAAGCACGCCTTACTGCACTAAGAAATTTAGGTGAAGTAGATGGTGTAGACGCATTCAAGAAACGCTCAGAAGTTACACACAGAATTTTATCTGCCGAAGAGGTAGAAAAAGAACTTTTGGAGACCTTACAAAGTCTTGAAGATAAGGTCATTGATGTTGAAGCACGCGAAGTATTAAAGCATGAATCAAACTCTGACGCCTGAAGCATTATTTAAGCTGCGACAAGCGTTGCCGGGGATGCCTGACAAAAAGAAAAGGCGTACTCTTGAGTTGCTAAAAACTTATGATGCACAGATGACCCAGAGTTTGGGTAAGGAGAGCTTTCTTGATTTTATCAACCACGTCTATCCGGGCTATAAAGTGGGACCTCACCACCTTAAACTTATACAAATTTTTGAAGATATCGCTGCAGGTAAGAAGAAACGGGTTATTGTTAATATCGCTCCGAGACATGGTAAATCAGAACTTATATCCTATCTCGCTCCTGCCTGGTTTTTGGGTAAGTATCCACAGAAAAAAATCATCATGGGTTCCCATACGGCAGATCTGGCTGTTAACTTTGGCCGTCGTGTGCGTAACCTCGTTGGATCGGAAGCTTATAAGGGCATATTTCCACAAGTAGAGCTGCAGTCTGACTCTAAATCTGCTTCAAGATGGGGGACAAACTTCAATGGCGAATATTTTGCAATTGGTGTTGGCGGAGCTTTGGCTGGTCGCGGGGCTGACCTCTTTATCATTGATGATCCACACTCAGAGCAAGAAGCTAAAACTGGACGGCCCGATGTTTTCCTTCCTGCTTGGGAGTGGTTCCAGTCTGGCCCTCTTCAGCGTCTCATGCCGGGTGGCGCAATCATTATTGTGATGACTCGTTGGTCTAAATTAGACCTGACAGGCATGATTGTTCGGCAAACTGAACGAAATGAAGACGTAGATCCGTGGGAAGTGATTGAATTTCCTGCTATTAAGGACGACGGCACGGCACTTTGGCCTGAATTTTGGGATGTTGAAGAGCTTTTAGCTAAAAAAGCAGCTTTAGACGTTCGTTATTGGAATGCACAGTACATGCAGCAGCCCACTTCTGAAGAAGGGGCGCTAATTAAGAGAGAATGGTGGAAAATTTGGGAGAAAGATGACCCTCCCGAGTGCGAATTTATCATTATGTCGCTTGATGCCGCACAAGAAGCTAACAATAGGGCTGACTATAACGCACTGACAACATGGGGTGTGTTCTATAACGAGGAAACACAGAACTTTTCTATCATCTTACTCAACGCCATCAAGAAAAGGATGGAGTACCCAGATCTTAAGAAGCTGGTGCTTGAAGAATATAGAGAGTGGGAGCCAGACGCGTTCATGGTGGAGAAAAAATCCAACGGATCGGCGCTTTACCAAGAGTTTAGGCGTATGGGCGTGCCTGTAGGGGAGTTTACGCCAGGCAAAGGACAGGACAAAATAGCGCGTGTGAACGCAGTGTCTGACCTGTTTGCATCAGGTATTGTGTTTGCTCCTGACCGCAGGTGGGCTAAGGAAGTCATAGAAGAGTGCAACGACTTTCCAGCTGGCACTAATGACGACTTGGTGGACTCTACAACCCTTGCACTGTTAAGATTCCGGCAGGGTGGGTTTTTACGACTTCCGACAGACGAGCCGGAAGATAATTTTTTAAAGCCGTATCGCAAGAAGGCTGCGTACTACTAAGGATAGATCATGGCAACAAATGTAGACAAGGCTCTGTACGAGGCTCCCAAAGGACTGGATCAGTTGGGGGAAGAAGAAGAGCCGATTGAGATTGAGATTGAAGACCCTGAGTCAGTACGCATCAAGACAGGGGATATAGAGATTGAGATTGAGCCAGAAGAGGGCGATGATGAGTTTAGTAAAAACTTAGCTGAAGATATCCCTGATGATGTTCTTGCCTCACTTGCCAGTGAGTTGATTGGTGATTTTGAAACTGACGTGTCTTCTCGCAAAGACTGGGTGCAGACCTATGTTGATGGTCTTGAGCTACTTGGTTTAAAAATGGAAGAAAGATCAGAGCCGTGGGCAGGCGCTTGCGGTGTGTACCACCCCCTCTTAACTGAAGCCGTAGTGAAGTTCCAAGCTGAGACCATGATGGAGACATTCCCTGCAATGGGGCCTGTTAAGACTAAGATCATTGGCAAAGAGACTGTAGAAAAGAAAGAAGCGGCGGAGCGAGTTCAAGAAGACATGAACTATCAGCTTACTGACGTGATGAAAGAATACAGACCCGAGCATGAGCGTATGCTCTGGGGCTTGGGCCTTGCTGGTAACGCGTTTAAGAAGGTGTACTACGACCCAGCCCTTGGTCGTCAGGTATCTATGTACGCGCCAGCAGAAGATGTTCTCGTGCCATATGGCGCATCAAGTCTTGCTGATGCAGAGCGTATTACGCACGTCATGCGCAAGAACAAAAATGATTTGAAGCGACTACAGCATGAAGGTTTCTACCGTGACATTGACTTAGGTGAGCCAACTCAGACAATGGACGAAGTGGAGAAGCGCATTGCAGAGAAGATGGGCTTTCGCGCAACAGAGGATGACCGATTTAAACTCTTGGAGATGCAGGTCGATCTAGACCTCAAAGGCTATGAGCATAAAGACGAAGACAGCGGCGAAGAGACGGGGATTGCGCTCCCATACATCGTCACGATTGAGAAGGGTACAACGAACATCCTTGCGATCCGGCGCAACTGGGAACCAGATGACGAACTCTGCCAGAAACGCACGCACTTCGTCCACTACGGTTATATTCCCGGCTTCGGTTTTTATAATTTTGGCCTTGTCCACCTTATTGGTGCTTTTGCTAAATCTGGTACTTCTATTCTTCGTCAGTTGGTTGATGCTGGAACTTTGGCAAACCTCCCCGGTGGTTTTAAGACTAGAGGACTTCGCACCAAAGGTGATGACACCCCAATATCCCCCGGCGAGTTCCGTGATGTAGATGTTCCTAGCGGCACGATGCGTGACAACATCATGCCCCTGCCATACAAAGAGCCAAGCCAAGTTCTGTTAGCTCTGTTGAATCAGATCATAGAAGAAGGCCGCAAGTTTGCAGGTGCTGTGGAGTTGCAGACATCAGATATGTCAGCACAGGCTCCTGTGGGCACAACTTTGGCTATTCTCGAGAGGCAACTCAAGACAATGTCGGCTGTTCAGGCTCGCATTCACTACTCGATGAAACAAGAGTTTAAGCTCTTAAAAATAATCATCCGTGACTACACGCCAGCAGACTACAGCTACGAGCCAATTGAAGGCGGACGTAGGGCTAAGCAATCTGACTATGACATGGTCGATGTTATCCCAGTGAGTGATCCCAACGCTGCGACGATGGCTCAGAAAGTTGTTCAGTATCAGGCGGCTCTTCAGTTGGCTCAGACTGCTCCTCAGTTGTATGACTTACCTCTCTTGCATCGTCAGATGTTAGATGTGCTTGGTATCAAGAACTATCAGAAACTTGTGCCAATGCAAGATGATATGAAGCCTCGTGACCCTGTCACAGAGAACCAGAACATGCTCAATAGCAAACCTGTCAAGGCGTTCCTGTACCAAGATCACAAAGCTCACATTGCTGTTCACATGGCTATGGCTCAAGATCCTAATATTCAAAGTCTAATTGGTCAGAATCCTCAATTGATGCAGAAACTTATGGCCGCAGGTTCAGCGCACATTGCTGAGCATTTGGGTATGGAGATGCGTAAGCAGATTGAGCAGACCATGGGTCAAACACTGCCTCCATATAACGAAGATGCGGATGAAGTTGATATGTCTCCAGAGATGGAGGTCAAGGTGTCTCAGATGGCTGCGCAGGCATCTCAACAGCTCTTACAACAGCATCAGCAAGAAGCTCAACAGAAGAAAAATCAGCAGATGCAAGAAGATCCGCTTATTCAACTGCAACAGCAAGAACTTCAGCTTAAAGCCCAAGAGAATCAACGTAGGGCAGCAAAAGATCAATCAGATGCCATGCTCAAACAAGCTCAACTGCAGATTGAGCGAGAGCGGATCAACGCACAGCAGGAGACTGAAGGTGTGAAGATTGCAATGAAGGCGCAAGCTGATAAACAGCAACGCGATCACACGCATGAGCAAGCTGGCTTTACGACTGGCATGGACATGCAGAAGCATCAGTTAATGCTAGCTAGCCAGAGAGAAATTGCTCAGATCCAAGCGGAGAATAGAGCTAAACAACAGAGGCCAAAGAAAGGTGACTGATGTACCAAACTAAACAAGCCTTAGACCTTTTGGTCAAGCAAATTGATGCAAGCATCAAACAAATCGAAGAAGACTTAGGAGCCAAATCTGCTAAGTCTTACGAGGAGTACTGCAATAAATGTGGGGTTATCACGGGTCTACTCACAGCTCGCAGAAATGTTACAGACCTGACAAAAAATATGGAGGATTCGGATGAGTGATTTACCTACGCTGGACTTGAGTAAGGTTGTTGATTTATCGGCACTGATGCACAAAAAAGCGGAAGAGAAAGCAAAACAACTACCAAAGCCAACAGGCTATCGCATTCTTTGCGCAATTCCGGAAGCGGAGAAGCAGTTTGAAGAGAGCGAGGTTGGTTTAATAAAAGCAGACGAAACCATGCGCAACGAAGAGACCCTCACAACGGTCTTGTTTGTAGTTGAGCTTGGCCCAGACTGTTACAAAGATACAACAAAGTTCCCAACGGGACCTTGGTGTAAACAAGGCGACTTTGTCTTGGTCCGGCCCTACGCTGGCTCACGATTAGTCATCCACGGTAGAGAGTTCCGCATCATCAACGACGATACTGTAGAAGGTATTGTTGACGATCCACGCGGCATAAAACGCAAATAAGGAGCGCACATGCCTAGATTTAGCGATAGCTATAAATTCCCCGACGAGCAAGAAAATAAGGGTAAACCCGAAGATACTCTTGATATCTCGATTGAGGGTGACGACATTGAAATTAAAGTAGATGTACAAGACGATACCCCCCCTGAAGATCGGTTTGTAGAACCTCTTCCCGAGGCTATTAAAGAAGACTTAGAGAAGGCTGACGACTCTGAAGACTACTCTCATAACGTAAAGCTTAAATTTAAGCAGTACAAAAAGGCTTGGCATGACGAGCGCAGAGAGAAAGAGGCTGCAATACGTGAGCAACAAGAGTCTTTAGCCGTTGCCCAACGTATTCTTGACGAAAACCGTCAGCTTAAAAACGTCTTGCAATCTGGCGAAAAAGAACTTATTTCTACATATCAGAACTCCGCTGAAATGGAGATTGAGAAGGCTAATCGCAACTATAAAGATGCATACGATTCAGGGGATTCGGACAAACTTTTAGAAGCTCAGCAGGAAATGATCCGTGCTCAGCTTAAGCTTGATAAAGCAAAAAATTTCAGGCCCACTGTACAAAATGACCAAAATGATGTACAACTTGCACCACAGAGGCCTCAAAACCCTCAAATGGACCCGAAAGTTGCGTCATGGGTGTCAAAAAACCCATGGTTCGTTGACCAGAATAAACGATCTATGCGCAGATATGCTGAAGGTGTCCACGAGGACTTAGAAGCTAGATATGGTCGAGGCTACATTGGTACGAATGAGTACTATGCAGCGATAGATAAAGAAGTACAACGCCGATTCCCAGAAGAATTTGGTAGCTCTTCTAATAACGATGAGGACGAAAGACCTCAACGTACAAAACCAAGCACGGTGGTCGCACCAGCTAAGAGGAGTACTGCTCCTAAAAAAGTAGTTCTTTCTAAGACGCAGGTGGGCTTGGCAAAGAAATTTGGATTAACCAACGAGCAATATGCTCGTGAACTCATGAAATTGGAGGCCTAAATGGCTGAAAGCAGATTACAACGCGAGATTACAAATAGAACTACCCAAGAGCGCCCCAAGCAGTGGCAGCAGGCGGAACTTCTACCGGAGCCAGATAAGACTCCGGGCTACGCGTACAGATGGATTAGGGTTTCTACTTTGGACAAGGCTGATCCTCGTAACCTCTCCGCTAAATTGCGCGAAGGTTGGGAGGTGGTTAGTGTTGAAGAGCAACCTAAATTTCAACTGCTAGTTGATCCCAATAGCCGTTTTAAAGACAGCATTGAGATTGGCGGATTGTTACTCTGTAAGACTCCTTCTGAGTTTGTTGGTCAGCGAGTTAAACACTTTGCTGATATGACACGAGCACAGGAAGAGGCTGTAGATAACAATTTAATGCGCCAAAGTGATGCGCGGATGCCGATCTTTAATGAACGGAAATCTTCGACTACCTTTGGTAAAGGTACTTAATTTTTAGGAGTCTTAAATGGCATACCCTACAGTCTCGGCCCCTTACGGTCTAAAGCCTGTAAACCTAATAGGTGGACAGGTATTTGCGGGTTCAACCCGTCTGATGGAAATTGCAAGTGGTTATGCCACTAGCATTTTTTATGGTGATTTGGTAAAACGTGTTGCGGCAGGAACAATTGAGAAGGATGCCGGCACAGCAACTGCCACTCCGTCTGGTATTTTCTTGGGTGTTCAGTTTACCAATGGTTCAACTGGTCAAGTCCAGCAACAGCAATTTTATCCAGCGAGTCAGTCTATCAAGGCTGGCACAAAGATATTTGCAGTTGTTGCAGATGATCCTGATACGCTGTTCCAAGTGGCAGTAGTTTCTAGCGGAACGACTATTACTGGTGTCGGTATTTCCTCTATTGGGAATAACGCCGAGTTGGTTCAGAACGCCGGTTCATCAACCACTGGTAATTCAGCAGTGGCTATTTTGGCAGCGACTGCTACAACCATTACTTTGCCTATTCGTATCATTGATGTAGTTCGGGACACCGCAACTGCTACTGATAACTTTCCTGAAGTTATTGTCAAGATCAATGCGACTATGCATCAGTACAACAACGCCACTGGCATATAAGGAGCGTAAATCATGGCTATTTCACGCGCACAACTACT